TTACAGTTCGGCCTTCTGTCGTGATGGACGATAACCAGCGAATGGAAGATGATCTGACGCACAAGCTAATTGATATTGTTCGCAACAATCAGCGTCTTCGAGAGCGGATTGATCGTGGTGATGCTCTCGACAGTATCGAGAAGCACACCGTCCTGCTTGAACTCGACGTGGCCACGTATGTAGATAACGATATCAAGGGAATTCCTCCAGCTTCTCAGCGATCTGGTCGCCCCCTCAAGACGCTCAAGTCTCGTCTGGGTGCAAAGACAGGTCGTGTGCGTGGAAACCTGATGGGTAAGCGTGTCGACTTCTCAGCCCGCTCTGTCATTACTCCGGACGCGAACATCGATCTCGACGAGCTCGGTGTGCCTCTTGAAATTGCAACCAATCTGACCAAGCCGGAGATTGTCACGATCTATAACCGCGAGCGTCTGAAGGCATATGTTCGTAATGGCCCCGCTGTCTGGCCCGGTGCAAAGACTGTGTTTCTCAAGAAGGATAAGCGAACTCTCAGTCTCCGCTATGTGAATGCAGATACGCTCGATCTTCAGCCAGGAGATATCGTGCACCGCCATCTCATTGATGGTGATCGCGTTCTCTTCAATCGGCAGCCCTCTCTCCACAAGGGTTCGATGGAGTGCCACCGTGTCAAGGTTCTTCCTTACTCAACCTTCCGTCTGAACGTATCCGCCACTCGGCCCTATAACGCAGACTTTGACGGTGACGAGATGAACATGCACGTTCCGCAGTCTATGGCGGCTGAAACGGAGATTGGTGAGCTCGCAAGCGTGCTTCGACTGATTGTTTCTCCTCGTGATGCAGCTCCGATCATCCAGCTGTTCCAGGATACATTGACAGGTGCATACCGCATCTCGAATCCGGATGTCTCCATCCCTGAACACGTCGCCATGAACTTCATGGCTCGTCTTAAGCGGCCGATGAGCACATTTGTTCGTCGCGATGAGGAGCACACGGGTCGCGAAACAATCAGTGCAGCCTTTCCTCTCATGAATATGAATGAGTCGATCAAACTCAAGAACGGTCAGCTCGTCGACGGACTTCTGCAGAAGTCGGCTTTCGGCAGTGCATCTAGGGGATCGCTCCACATCATCTTCAACGACTTTGGTCCTGATCGATGCGGCCAGTTTATCAACGAAATGCAGCAGATCGTCACCAAGTACAATCTCTATTCGGGCTTCTCCGTTGGAACCTCGGATCTTGTTAGCAACCCGGAAACCTCTGCATTCGTCGAAGAGACACTGAAGAACGGACGTGAAGAGGTGCAGCGGATTCTGATGAGGATGCATGCCGGTCAGTTCACGCACACGTCTGGACGCTCCGATGGAGATGAGCTCGAGAACCAGATCTTCAACAAGCTGAAAGAAGTCAGTGAGAAGATCTCATCTGCAGTGCTGAAGAGTCTTCCGAAGAGCAATCGTATGCTCCAGATGGTAGACGCAGGAACTAAGGGCTCGGGCCTGAACATTTCGCAGATGATGGCCTTGCTAGGTCAGCAGGTTATTGACGGCAAGCGTGTTCGCTACACTCTGCAGGACCGCACATTGCCTCACTTCTCAAAGTACGATGACGGCATTGAGTCTCGCGGATTCGTTCAGAACTCGTTCGTCAAGGGTCTGCGTCCCGAAGAGTTCTTCTTCCACGCTCAAGGTGGACGTGAGGGACTGATTGATACGGCCGTCAAGACGTCTGACACCGGATATATTCAGCGTCGTATGATGAAGACCATGGAGGATGTGCACGTTGCAAACGATCACACGATTCGCAAGGCGGACGGTACAATCATCCAGTACCTATATGGCGAAGACGGTGTCGATTCGGTGGCAATCGAGATGCAGCCGTGCGATCTTGCACTGATGACACTCGAGACGGTCTACAAGAACTATGCACTCTCAATGACCGATCCATCATCCGGAGTCCAGCTCCTCTGTTCCGAAACTCTGACGGAAGCACCTGATATGGTTGAAGAAATCCTAAAGGATCGCGACATGCTTGTTCGCAGCGTCTTCCGATATGAGAAGAACGATGTTGTTCGCGCTCCTGTCCATCTGAAGCGGTTGTGTGAGCAGTATCGCAATCCGTACTCAACCATGACCGATCTGACGCCCAGGTACGTTATTGATGAACTCAACAAGCTAATGAAGGAGCCGTGGCTCGCCACCAACAAGGTCTTCCACATGCTTCTGCGGTTCTACCTGGCCCCGAAGAAGTCGATCGTCGAGTATCGCTTCACGAAGGAGATCTTTGACGAGGTTCTGAAGGAGATTCGGTATCGCACGATCAAGTCACTCGTCCACGCCGGAGAGATGGTGGGTGCAATCGCGGCCCAATCGATCGGTGAGCCCACGACGCAGCTCACGCTGAATACGTTCCATTCTGCAGGAACGGTTAAGGCAGGTGCAACTCAGGGAGTTCCGCGTATCGAGGAACTGCTGGAGGTTTCCAAGAACCCCAAGTCTCCGCTGACATTCGTTTATATGCGTCCGGAGCTCTCGAGCGATCTTGAGCAGGCCATTCGTCTCAAGCGGGAGATCCAGCGTACGAGCATTCGCGATATCACGCGGTCAGTTCGCATTTACTACGATCCGTATCCTCTCTCGGACTCAACTGTCGTTACCGAAGATCGCGAGATTCTGGCGAGCTTCCAGGCATTCTCGGTCGGAAAGCCGGACTGTGTATCCCCGTGGATCTTCCGTCTGGAGTTTGACCGAACGGAGATGGCGTCTCGCAACATCACGGATGACATGACTGGCATTCAGAATGCCCTTCTTGGAAATCTGTCGATCAAGATCTCCCAGTGCGTGTTCAGCGATATGAATGCAAAGAAGCTGGTGTGTCGTATTACATTCGAAGAGTCATTTGCAAAGAACATGCTCGCTCTGCGGTATGTCGAAGAGCGTATCCTTGACACAATCATCACGGGCGTAGAGGGAGTTGGTCGCGTATATCACCGCGACGTGAACAATCAGTTGGTCTGGGACGAATCGGTTGCAGGATATGTAGCCAAGAAGCAGCACATTCTGGATGTAGAGGGCACCAACCTGTTCAAGCTACTCGGTCTGCGGAACGTGGATCCTACACGCACTTTCTCCAACGATATTCACGAGATCATGGAAGTGTTTGGAATTGAGGCTGCCCGCCAGGCAATCTTTGATGAGCTGAACGAGGTGTTTCAGAATGCAGCCCCGGTCAATTACCACCATCTGTCGGTTCTGTTGGACACGATCACGTACCAGGGCCGCCTGGTACCGGTGAACCGCTTCGGAATGTCCAAGCATGACAATGGTGTTCTGGCCAAGTCATCGTTCGAGGAGACATCCAAGATCCTATTCAATGCGGCCACATCTGCATCCTTCGACGGAATGCTTGGAGTCTCTGCAAATATCATGTTCGGTCAGAAGCCGCCGTGCGGAACTGGGTTTGTCGACATCCTCCTCGATGAGACCAAGATGCCTGAAGCGTCCGCGGAAGACGAGTTTGCAGAGACAGACCTTGAGGCGGCTAACAAGAAGATTGCGAGTGCGCCCGGACCCGGAGATTGTCGCATGGAAGATATTCTCATGGAGTGGTAATGAAACTTACACAACATGTGCTCCTCGTAGTAGGAGTTGCAATTGGATTAAATGTACTCTTCGCACTCTTTCTACTCGCATGGGTCAATGATCGAGACATTAGTAATCTTCCACCTCGTCCTTTCGATCGATTTATAACACTTTTTTACTTCAGTGTCATGACGTTTACAACCACGGGATATGGAGACATTCTTCCTACATCGCGTCGTGCACGCATTGCTGTATCCTTTTTTACCATTCTATTGTATGCGGGTATTGTTGGAGTGGCAACACATTAGAACGCAGCTTTCTGATAGTTAGAAACTTGTTTCGTACACACGGAACAATGGGTCGACTTGCACTCCTGACACGTTAGATGGCCGCAAGGCACTGAAATGAAATGAAACAGACGCTGTTTGCATCCGTGGCATAGAACGCGGTATCGCAGAATAGATGACTGTAAACTTGTTAACCGAAATTCAGTATAGGATTGTATATACGATTCAACACTGGACTTCAGATTTGTTCTCATAAGAAATTCGTAAAGTGGCTTCTGCATATTTGCTTCGAGATCCGTCGTCAGTGCAATGTTGTTTTGTTTGAGAAAGGCTAGAGAGGTTTGATATTTTTCATGCATTTCCTGAAACTCAGAACAGAGATCAAGAAGAGCAAGTGTCTGTTTCTCAAGTTCAGATTCCTCTATTCTACCTAACTGCAGATCGTCTAAGAACTGGCTCTGTGTATCTGGAAAGGAAACGTCCTTTTTTCCTAGAAGAGGCAAAAGGACCTTCAATTTTTTATGCAGCCTCTGTGTCATCGGAATCACCGGCAAAAGAATCTGTTCGTCCAACTGAATTGATTCGATCGAAGACCAGATCTTGTTTGTTTTTTGATAGTAATCGATACATGCACAGTTACACCCTTTACGATCCTTCTTTCCAGGTAGAAGGAAGAGTGGATCTAGAGTATCTCCCTTATGCTTTACCGGACTTGGACAGTTCACTCCCCATATATGAATCCCATTTGATTTGATATGACCAGATAACCAGATATCATCAACGACTACAAAATCATCCGGAATTGCATATACATCTTTAGTGAAGAAACCGGGTTGAACAAGAACCCCTCCAAATCCTTCAAAGATATCTACCCATCCAGCTCGAATACCCTGTCTTCCTGCGGGGAACATTCGATCACTATTGTAGTCGTACACTAACGATGCCTGAAAGAATTTCCAATACGGATTTGTTGCTTGACAAATTACGGTATCTGGGTGCTCCAATGCTGCAGTATAAAACAGCTCTGCACGATCCGAAGGATAAATACGATCGTCGTCGCAGAAAAAGATCTTAGTTTCCGGTCTAATATCTGGGTGTCCAAGAAGACCTAGAATCTTGGTTGCTGGACCATAGTCAGTGCATCGAATGACTTCGCAGTCCTTACGGTTTGCAATGGATTCGGGAACTACATATGGAGTCGAAAATCGCAGAGAATAGTTCGGAATGCAAATAAAGATCTGATCAAACTGTCTTGTTTGGTTCAGAAGAGAGTTGAGTGTGATGTGAATGTGTGGAATACGTGATGGAATTGTTGTAAAGCACGCAACGTAATTCATTACTTACACAAAAGACGCATAAAAATGAAAAGAATGGAGCGAACCCAGCAGGGTGCAACTGTCGCATTTGAAGTCAAAAATGTAATCTGCGACACACATACGAAGTATTCACATGTGTCTCTCGTAAACACTGTTGATCACGGGCGTGTGCTTCTAATGGATGGAGAAGTACAGTTTGCAGAGGTTGATGAGTATCGGTATCATGAGACGCTTGTGCATCCTGCAATGAGTCGCTACGAGCGTCGTCTTGCTCGCGTCCTGATTCTTGGAGGAGGAGACGGTCTTCTTGCACGCGAAGTCCTCAAATGGGATCCATCGTCTGTCACGATCGTTGACTACGATGCTCAGTTTATTCGCACGGTTGTTGAGCCGTATCTATCTGATCTCAATCAGCATGTATACAATGATACTCGAGTGCGATATGTCGATGATAATGCCGTAACGTATTTACGGCATTGTCACGAGATGTTTGATGTAATCTTCTTTGATTTTCCAGATCCCGAGGGGAAGTTTGTTGATCTGTACCACGAATGTTTACACGCGATTGTAAATAGCAGTGTGTTGGCACTACCAACTGGAATCATTGCGACGCATATGGGTCCAGTGTCTCTGAATCGTAACCATCCGTCATGGACTACGATCCGCAACTTTTATAACACGATGCAGACCCTCTTTGGATGTACATATGTGGCGACGTTTACAACTGATAACGTTCCTTCGTTTTTTCACGAATGGGGTTTCATATATATGGTCCCGAAGTTCAGTCAGATAAATGAGAGATCCTTCGGTATCGCTAACTACTGTAAGTATTGGACTCCTGTTGCTAGCGTAGTTCCCAAGGATATTCAGGCTATTCTGAATAGTTAAGCACGGGGGGCAGCCGCACCAGATTCGTCTCTTATGGGTCTGGGAGGCGGAATCGCGATCGGCGGAGGACGTGCAGGGCCGGCCGGCTCACCACCAGGCGGTGAGACACCACCGCGGTGTGTGCGGCGACGACGCCCGCCCTTCTTGGTTCCGCGACGTCTGCGTCCGCCGTCAATTGTCTTCATGCGACCCGCACCATCCGCAAGGCCACCACCTCCCTCACCGAAGCCATACAAGGATCCACCGCGTGCAGTGTGGCGGCGACGACCGCCCGTCTTCTGCAGGAAGCCTCCCTTCTTAGCCGTCTTGGCAGGGTGATAGTGTTTCTTGGCTTCCTTCATCGCCTCTCCAAGCGAGAAATTCGGGTGCTTCCTCTTCATTTCCATAACAAGTTTCATCCAAGCAGTCATTTGATACTCATTGAGATTATAAAGTGATATCGTAGATTGGACTCGTCTTTCTCTTTGGTTGAAACGAACGAGCTGGATCTTGGGGAGCCGGTTTCGTGTAGGAAACAGGTTTGAAACGCAGGGCGTCAGGTTTTAGCAGGAAACTTGCAGATGCGAAGTTCGCAGTATACGTCTCCATTCCCTTATCTAAAGATCCGTAGTTCATCATTATCCACTGACAACCATATGTGAACAGGATCTGAGGATTGTTGTTCTCTAGAGAGATCGAGCCGTCGGGAACAACCATCGTAATGTTCTTCTTATTGTAATCGATGAGCTCTTGATAATCGTGAGTCTGAGCGGCTTCGGTATATGTCATACGACGCAGATGGCTTCCAGCCCAGCTTAAGTTGACGAGTTCATCCATCAGAGTCCCCTTTACGTTTCCTCCGCTTACAATGATGAACTTTCCAGCAAAGTCTGCAATCGGTTCGTTGGTGATGATCTTACGCTGATAGCTGAAGGATGATCCGAGCATTGAACGTGCCATCGTGGTCTTCATCGTATCCGCACATGCATTGAATATATTCGTGTTCTCCGTGTGGAAAACTAGACTGACAATGAACGGATCACTGGAGGCAGTTGTGGTTCCTGCATTGAATGCGTCATTTGCTAGAACCTGGCAACAGGCTTCAAACGGGACGGTGTTGTATGTGTATTTCTGACCTGTAATCGTATCGGCTAGACCAACCACGGGTTTTCCTGCATCATCGTAGATGTGAAGTTCGACGAGCCGAGCTCCAGCTGCAATCACCTTACGAATTGATTCTTCTGTTGTGTACGAAAATACGCTCTTGCCAGGTATGACGCTATATGCAGATGATGCTACCCCGTAGTCGCATAACTGTGCCTTGTCCGAATAGGAAAGAGGCCCGGGGCGAGAGATGGATTTATAGACGTCTAGATCGGCCGTAATGTCTGTTGGTGAAATCGGCTTTCCACGAGCATATTGTACTGCAAGGATGACGCCAGTTGTAATCAGAAGGATAACTGCCACGGCTGCCATATAAGGATAGTATTCTTTCGGAACCCACGGTGCTGCAAGTCCAATGAGGACGGTTCCTACAATCGTTGATCCAATGACAATCTCCATTATTACTTCGTCCTACAAAACTACGGATGCCGTCTCCGTTGAAGTGGTATCTGAAAGAAGAAGCGTCTCATCATTACCATGACGTCGTCAGGTATTCTCGATTCCATTGGAATAGCGAAAAGAGAGCAGTGAAGGAAGTAAATGCAATACATTCCGCATTCGGTAGTCTTGTACTGATGACGAATCTTGTTAAAATACAGCTTCATTGGTTTCGAGTGCATTTGTGTGGAATCCCACTGTGTTTTCCATGCATTCATGAGTTCAACAACTTGAGGTTCGGGGTGCTGTGCATATGAATCAAAGTAGGTCATGTACGGTTCATCAAGTTCAGGACGAATATCGCAAAATGCCGCAATCCAGTGTTCGCCTGGTGCATCGTGAGGGTCTGTGTTAAACACAATACCGATCATCGTCTTTCCCTTATTGTAAACCTTGCGGATATCGAGACTGCACAATGCGTCAACGAGACAGACTCCAGTTTTGCTACGACTGTTGAAGTCGATCGGAACACATCCGGTAAAGTGATAGTTGGGAAGTAACTTTGTATAGTTCTTTTGAACTCGTTCAATATCATCCGATGATAACCATGATGTCGGATTTGTTGCCCAGTCCATTGGTGCGGATGGTTTTTGGATTAGACTTGTAACGATACATGCTTCTGTCTGGCAGGCATCATGAAGTCGAGACTTTAGCGTAGTCCATACAGATTCAGACGATCCTTTGGGTATTGGAGTCTCCTTCGGATGTTCTTTATTATAAGCAATACGAAGAGCATCGATTTGTTTCTTGTCCCACATTGTTCAAAACGAATGTTTTTTCTTCATGAAAAAAAGAAAGACCATAGAATGTCAGAAGCTCAGCGTGAACTCGTTAAGTGCATCCGCAAATACCGCGATCTAGACGATAGCCTCAAGAAGATCAATTCAGCTGCAAACGATATTCGCGAGAAGAAGAAGATCATTGAACTTGAGATGACGGACATTCTTAAGCGTGGGGAGTATTCCCACGTACATAAGCTTGATATTCAAGATGATCGGTCAACAATCAAGATTCAGCGGCCTTCTCAGTGGTCAAAATCTTGGTCGCTTTCCTTGAAGGAGCTTACAACTCTGGTTAAGGAGTACTTTGCAACAACGCGTGCACCGACGGCAGATGAATGTGTGAAGTACATTTCTGCAAAGCGTCGCGAGGATCTGGTTTCACACGAGTTCTCGTTTTCACGGATGCTCGCGGTAGAAGACAAGGATGACGATCGAAACGTGGCTTGAAACAAGGATAGAGGAAGGCCCAAGTTACTTTGAACTCATTCACGATCTTTATGCTTCAATTGTTTTTTTCTGCAAGGACAATGGTCTTGATCTGAGAGAGGCAACGCACTCTCAGCGGTTTTCACAGCTTGTGCGGATTATAGCAAAACACTCGCGGATTGATTGATGGAGGAACTGAGACAGCTTCGGCTCGAGCATGAAACACATGACCCCAACGTTGACTGTGCAACGTGCGTATTCTGTTGTAGGAATCAGGATGAGGGACATGATCATCTGGTCTCTCTTCACGAAGAAGAGTTAACAAAGCTTGTATGTTTTCATATTAATCACTGGAAGAATTTGGGGGCACGGATGTCGAACCGGTTAAACGAACACATGTTGCCTGCATCTGTTGTTGCAATGATTATCTATCGTTGGATTCGTATTCCGCGTTTGAAGCTGAACGACAGTCCCTCGGATTATCTTCCGCGTTAGCTATAAAATGGCCGAAGTTCAGAAAGCCGGTAGTTGTGGAACATGTGCAACAGGAGGTCGTCGTAGAAAGACGTCAAAGAGCGGTGGTCGCCGTCACCGTCGTCGGACGCATCGCGGAGGAAGTATGCTGGGAGATGCCCTACTTGCTGCGGGTGCGTTAGGTCTGTACTCGTATTTCGTGAAGAAGCGTAAGTAAAAATGGATAGATGAAGTATTCTGTGCAGTAAAGAGTACTGCTGCCGAAATGGAGGATCCACCGAAGACTCGTCAAGAGAGCAAGAAGAAGCCCAAGGACAAGCGAGCTGATGTCTATTCTGCAAAGCACATTCGTCTACAAGAAGCTAGGAAGAAGAACACTAGCTCGAAGCGTGCTTAAGAATCTGAAAATATCGCATAAGCTGCGTTCCAACGTGACGACCTATTTCAACACCGCCTTTTGTAACAACCATACATGGGATTGAGATCACATTCCATTTACGAGTTGTTTCACCATCTTCTTTTACATTGATAACACTCCACGTGTACTGTGAAAAATCTTCACGTAGTTCGTTTATGTGAACTTCGATATTCTGACACGGTGCACACGTTGGGGACGTGAACTGGTAGACAACTACCTCACTCGTCGTCGGCATTGTATTTAACAGGTACTTTTTGCGTAAGCCGATAAACTGGCTGCTTGTGCACAATCTGCTTTTCCATCTCTAGACCTTGCGACGCCAAGATCTTCTTCAGAATGATCACCAGTCCAGAATTCACAAAGTGTTCGTGATCACGAAGAACTTCGGTCAGATGATCACGCATATAGGCCGCCAATTGGCTCTCCGGAATTGGAGGACCCATGAGAAGGAGTGGACAATGTGCAAGCGGTGGCTCGGTTGTCGGTAGAGGAGTTGTCTCTGTTTCGAGAGACGCGGTAGTTGCAGGACCGTTCAGCTCAATCGCCTTTGCAGCTAGACGATCGGCGATATGGTTCCACTTTGAATGCTCATCGGTTCCACCGGTATGTGCAGCTACGTGAGTAATCGTAAATGAATCAAACGTCTTGCATACAGCTAGAATACGTTCGAGGATGTTGCGGTGAACAACGGGCTTTCCATCTGCCTTCTTCCATCCATTACGGATCCAGCCTGCACTCCACTGCGTGATACACTTCCGTGCATAGTCAGAATCGGTGTAGAGATGAACGGAGACCGCACCCATTCGCTTTGCCCGGGCAAAGGAGTGGTAGATAGCGACAAGTTCCGCCATCTGATTTGTATGTGGTCGGTCTTCTTCGGAAAGTGGTTCCGCATAGGATTCCGAAAGATGGTCGGGGAAGACGTACGCATAGCTTGCCTTTGCATTGGCCTTTCCATTGCTTGGACATGCTCCATCCGTGTATACGCGAAGCATCTATGCCTTTAGACCGTTCTTTGTTTTCTAACGATTCATTTTATCCACCTTTTTAGAAATTCGACCCGTGTTCCAATGACTTCAGTCGTCTTTACAGGATCGATTGGACAGATAAGCCGACGTACAATACAACGGCTAAGAATTGCTGACTGAACTGAATTTGCAATTTCGATATGAAACCAGATACGGGATCGAAATGACTTGACTTCCATCCATCTCCTCAAGACTTGTTGACAGGCTAGACTCAAAAAATGAGCATGCCAAACCATGAGAACACGGATGCGTTTAGTTGACTTTGTTGTAATCCAAGTCTCGAATTGTTTGGAAAATTCATCAACCGAATAGACTTCGGCTGCATCGATTTCATGGGCTTCTAGATCTTGGTGATCAGACTTGTATTTTTTCCACAGTTCGCGTGTTTTCCGCTCTTCAAGAGGTTCAAAGAACACTGCATGAGGCGGAGGAAACTGCTCCATTATTCTACCTTCTCGTCACTCTGTGTAGATGCAATCTTCTTTGCAACGATAGAGGATGAAACGATGTAGAGACTGTTCTCGGTCAGAACGATGTAGCAATCTTCGAAACGAAAAATATTTTCGATCGTCGACGTGTATTCCGTCGCCGACTTGACAAGGCTCTTGTCTCCATCCTCACGGACTCCAATGCAGCACAGCTTCTTCAGACTGTCTCCATAGTAGTCTAGAAGGATAGGCCGATCCTCATCAACTGCAATCTTAGCGGCACGCAGTAACACACTAGCAGACGGAAGCGGCTGCGAAGTAGCGGCGGCAGGGGCGGCGGCAGACATTTACTTGTTTACATGCTTTGTCTTACAACAGCTTGAACGCATCCTCAAGCTTGAACTTGGCCCGCATTCCTAGGCAGGTGCATGCCTTGGAGTTCTCCACGATTTCCCGAGTTGCATCCTTGATTGGAACCGCAATGTTCTTGCCCTTGAGCATCTTCGCTGTCTCGAACACGAAGGTTGACAGTTGATTCACGTACTCCTCCGTCGCCGGTGTCTTGGGCGTATTGACCGACTCTCGCAGGTCATCAAGGATCGTGCGAATAGCACCGACCATCACCGACTCGCCGACAAGGTCGTTCAAGTACAACTCTGTCATGAAACGGGAGAAGCCACGCCGACGCTCCTTCTGCTTCGTCCACAGGATTGCAATCTCTGCGAACTTAGGGTCACTGCTCGGCGGAAGCACAATCACATCCTCGGCGTACATGGCCTTCCAAGCATCTTCATTGCAGGAGACATGGAGATCCTCTTGAATTTCTGCGTATTTTTCCCTGCACTTGAGAATCGTCTTGACAAATAGATCGGCGTACGTGCTCGACTCTGTGCCCTTACTAAAGAGCAGGGTGACGATGCGAAGTCGGAAGACATGGTCCTCTCGGCGAGTTTCGAGGATCTCAAGCACCTTGTCTGTAAGCTTGTCGTAGTTCGCCTTTGAAAGCTTGTTCAGCAGTGCGAACATCTCGTCGTATCCAGGATCTGCCCGCTCGCGAACTTGGCGGCGTACTTCTAGCACGGCGATATCCCGCCAGTTTTCCTTGAGTTCTGCATCTGAATCGGGCCGCCTCGGCAGCACCTTCTTGAAGGTGGTTCTCTTTACGAATCCTTGCTGCACTGGGCCGAGTTGAAGTCCTGCGATGATGTCCTGCACGGACGTCGGGATGGGAAGAAGATTTGTAGTCCGCAGCGTGTAGAGCAGAGAAGGTGTCATTGTGGTCGCCATCCTTCTCAATCTCTACTTAAAAAGCAGAGAAAAATGGATCCGTTTTGACGACTCCGCTTTTTTCGTCGTGGGAAAACATGGAGACGACTAAGTTTTCTAACATCTGGGTGCTGTGGTACTTCGACCCTCGCAACAAGAGCTGGGCTCTTGAAAACTACATCAAGATTGCAGATATGGCGACGCCTCAGCAGTTCTGGACAATCATCACGGCCATTCCAAAGGAGGCCTGGGAGAATGGTTACTTCTTCTTCATGCGACGCGGATTCCGGCCGGTTTGGGAGGTTCCTGAGAACGAGAACGGCGGATCGTGGTCAAAGAAGGTTCCCACGAAGGACCTGCACGACACGATCATTGATCTGATGGTTCACGCAGTCTCCAACGTGCTTTCGCCTTCTAGACCCGAGACACTCGTCGGATTCTCTACGAGCCCAAAGGGTGACTTTAACGTTATCAAGATCTGGAACACAACCTCTACACTCACCTCAAAGGCTCTTCTCAATCCGCAGATGCACAAGTTCACGATCACCGAGGACGTGACATATACCCCGCACCGTGCCCGCGGATACTAATCTAACGGATCAAAATGGATCCGTTTGTACACAACTTTTTATTTGAAAGCACACCATGGCCTCCAACGGAGTGTTTGAGATCTACATTGACGGAGTTGTTGTTGACTTTGCAACTCTCTCTAAGCATCATTGCGAGGACCTCGAATACCTCATCAATGTATCCATCGATGGATACGGTACGACTGCCCGCTCGCTTGATGGACGCATTGTTCCCGCCGCCCAATATGATCCATTCTTCTATTCTGCACATGTAAGTCGAGTGTCCAAGACTGGATGGATTCTGTGCAGAAAGATCATTCGAGATGGTCGTGAGAAGCTTGGAATTAACGATCACTCGTTCGAGTATCCTACGTTCGATCAGGCTGTGCCAGATGTGTTTCACACAATCTGGAAGAAGAACTATATCTATACTATCTACATTCCCTCTCACTTTGACTGGCTATGTAACAAGTTGCTTCAGTTCGTGTTCAAGTAAAGTCTATCGCAAATACAATGGGTCAAGGGCCTTCTCAAAACTTATTTTTAGATAAGTTCCCACAGTTCAGAGAGCAATGGACTCGAAACCAAACACGAATTGAAGGGTTTAGTGCATATACGCGAGCCCACGTAATGGGAGAACCGCAGGCACCTGGCGATTCAATTGATGTATCTGCACTTCCTTCTTTAGAACGCATAAATACTCTTGGATTTTTTACTATAGATTCGCAGATAGGTATTGACGAAGGAGAAAGCCGTGAACGAGCGTATTGCGAGGGATTCATACCAGAACGACTTCTTGAACCCTTTATGCAGAAACTTCGCGAGTGCAATGACGCGATACGGTTTGTTGTCTATCCGAATGACGATAATCCCGAAGATGTTGTATTAACTATCGATGGCGGAAGGGAATACTCGAGTGTACCCGTTTACAGACAGAAGGATCTTCAAGAGTACCTTGTTCAACTCGTTTTGAATGCAGGACAGGACGGCTCTACTAAGTCTTACTATTTAGGTAAACCTGTGGGTTATATTGATATTGACCTAAATAGATGGAGTTTTATTATAGTATATGACACCGATTTTGGACATAATGCACTCGATAAAAATGGATTGTTTTCGTGCATTGAAGCAGCTCTTGAACTGACACTCGCAGAGTACACCCCACAAACTGCAGGTCGCCGGAGGAGGAGGCGGTCAACACGGAAAAATAAGAAGCATGTAAAGGTATAAATGGATAGACTATCGAAGGTAATGTATATCAATCTAGATCATCGCACAGATCGTAAAAAAGAAATAGAAGATGAACTCAAGAATGTCTTTAAGTACAACAATGCTGAACGTTTGAATGCGACGTTACACGAACATCCCATCCTCGGATGTACGTACAGTCATGTTCGTATCTGGAGACGGATGATCGAGGAGGGATGGGACTCTGTATTGGTCATTGAAGACGATGCAAAGCTGCAGGTTCCCAGAGAAGAGCTAGATGGATACATCAATGCATTTTTGGATGATGAAAGAGGAGATATGTTACATCTTGGAAATAGTTCGGCAAGGTATGAAGCGTATCCTACAAAGGATTCGCACTATCCGCCAAAGAACAGAGGAAAAGGGGATGCGAATCACATGTCACCCATTCCTCCAGTTCCGGAATCTGAAGGGGGTCCTCCGACGGGTAGTGGAAATGTAGAAGTATGTGCATGCACGCGTAGAAGACCCTGTAACGGAGTGCCTTTTTATACTCCCAGATTTCTGCGTACAATTCGCACACAGTCGTCGTCTTGTTACGTTTTGAAACGAAAGATGGTTATGTCGTTACTGCGTTGCTATTTTGGAAACCCAGACGATATGTTTACAATGGAGGAAACAGATCCTGATATTGGTAGAAAGATGGGCTGGATTGATATATCGTGGAACGACATAATTGAACAACATAACTACCTTATTCCGAATGTCCCGCCGTATGCACGCATTGTTGTTCAACGTGCCGGTTACAGCGATATATCTAGAAAGTTTGTCGATTATAAGCTATGAAACCGAATAACTCTATTGTTGTTACCCGTCATCGGATATTCCGGTTCCGACAAAAACGAGTACCTATTCAAAAAATCAGTCGATGCAGATGAGTTCCAGACCATAAACCCACCAAGAACCTTAGGGAAAAGAGTATCAATGTATTTTTTCCTGTTCTCTTCATTTATTTCAGAAAGAGCATAATTACTCACCAAGAAGCAGCTGCCAATCGAGTGAACGGATGGCCAAAATACAGGGAAGGAAAGTGAGAAGTTCTTTAGGTATCGTTGCTGAAGAAGACAAGGTCCAGGAAGATCAATAATGGAATACGAAGTAACCTTTGTATTCCGTAATTTTGATACATAATCAATTGCAACAACTAACCCTCCGTATCCAGCTCCAATCTCGACGATGGGTAGTTTACTTGCTATTTTCAATATCTGGGTCGCATGATATAGATACCGGATGCACGTGGGTGAAAATGACAAGCCGACTTCAACAAAAAAGTATCTAGAAGGTGTTCCGAGTGAATCGCATAGATCTGCATAGGCTTGAATCTGTGCATCAGTCAATCCCTCCTTCCGAATCATATCAACATAGACAAGTGCATACTTTCCCGGAACATGCTCTAGCATGGCGTGAACATTTCTACTTGTCTTCCAGTCATTTTTATCCGAACTAGCAAGTTCCGTTGCAGTCTTATTCCATTCAGTGTACATATCTTCCATTTGTAATGTGAATATATGATTACTAGTCTTAACCAAACGACTCGTTGAGACATATCAAATCATATCTTATATAGTAAGAATCTAAACATGTTTGCAGTACCAAAGTTAGTTGGGGGTCTCGGAAATCAACTCTTCATCCTGAATGCAGCTATGGGATATGCAGAGAAAACGGGCAGAAAACTTGCATTTGCAGCTGTTCCGGATAATCCGCACTGCCCAAAAGATCCGCTCATCTCTTCGTTATTTCCGATGATTCCTACAATTTCACTCATAGGTCGTAGAGTACGAGAGATTCCTACAGGAAGCTGCCACGAGTACGTTGACCTTCCAAACTCATCAGACGATGTTGTTCTTATTGGAGGATACTGTCAGAACATATTGTATTTTCCTTCAAAATATACTCTTTGGAAGGACTTCTTTGCACGACTTCCAAACACACCTTTACGTCTCGATTTCTCAAATCTCTGTTTTTTACACGTGCGTAGAGGTGATTATGTGAACAACACTTCGTATGAAATAGACCTAATAAAGTACTGGAGATCGGCACTTGAACAGATATCGTGTCCGGTTCTTCTATTGAGCGATGATATGGCATGGGCATCCAAGGAACTGCCTCGCTTATTTCCTCAGATTCAGTGGGTGATTCCATCAACACCATTGACTGCAATGGAAACATTGCACACAATGAGTCTATGTGGAAAGGGAGCGATTTGTGCAAACAGTACCTTAAGCTGGTGGGGAGCATGGTTGAATCCCAAACGGTTTATTGCAATGCCCAAACCGTGGACTGGATATTGTTCAGATAACACAATGTACTTTACAGGGGTTACGACGTACACGGCATAAGGCAGAGCTTGATTTCACCCAGATTCGCAACGACATACTTAATCATGAGGAACCAATCGTTCTTCATGTAGAGTTCCATGTTGCTGGAGAGATTCGTGCACTTTGTAAACAGCGTCAGATGCGGCAGCGAGAAGTTGCCTGAAATGATCTCATCCGTCTTCTGCTTGTGAATCGAGAATTCTGAATCCGAGTCACCCAGAATTGTTGACCGTGTAGCAAACTGACCCTTGCAGCTGAATGTAAGTGTCTCGCCAATACTCTTGATCTCCACGGTCTTCGCCATAAGCAGCAACATGTCCCTGCAGATCTTCTGGAAATCAATCGACGGCATCACGATACGTGCACCAAACTCCGAGTTCGGCATATTGATATCCGGCTCATCCTTATCCAGCAGATTGAGCTGGTAACGCGTCCGCTGCTTCTTCTCACCATTCTCGAGAAGCACACCGAGTTTATTGTGATCGTTCTTCTCGATATAGAGAGTCAATGTATCGTCATTGGTCGCGGTCTTGACAATGCGATAGAGATGGTCCGTATTCAGACCCACGACAAGACGCTTGGTATGGCACGCATACTTCTCGAACTTATCTGCAGCCAGACGCAGATGGACCATGACCGTCCGAGTATTGTCCATTGCAACCATGCGAATTCCCTCGGAATCGAAGATCAGATTCATCTCCACAAGAATACACTTTAGAGCCTCAATCAGCGTCCGGATCGCAGATGTCTGGACTGTCTTGGCTTCAACGATGAATTCCGACATTTGATTCTCTATGACTCATCTCCCTAAATTGATTGTGGCGAGTCGGCCGCGGCGGGCGTTTACATCCACCTCACTAAAAAGCACTATATACATAATGGACGTTGTCGTTGCGATCTTAGTTAAAGATAAGGAAGCGACACTTCCTACATTTTTCCAGTGCCTTCTCAACCAAACATTTTCCAAGAGTAGAACACGGTTGTACATTCGGACCAACGACAATACAGATAAAAGTGAGGCACTTATTTCCGAGTTTCTAAAGGAACATGCAACCAAATATAAGTCTGTCTTTTACAGCAATGCGTCTGTGTCTGCACAGATAAAGGAATATAAGAATCATGAATGGAATTCAGTAAGGTTCAAGATCCTCGGTAAGATCCGTCAGGAATCTATTATCCATGCAATTAACCTAAACTCTCACTATTTCGTCATTGATGTTGATAATTTCATTATGCCGTTCACGCTCGAAGATATGGTTAAGGTTTCTGGTCTAGGTGTTGTTGCTCCAATGTTAGTAACACAAACTGCATACTCAAACTACCATTCGTCCGTTGATGCAAATGGTTACCTCTTAAGTGACAATCGCTACATGCCAATTCTTATGCGTGAGAATAAGGGTTGTATCGAGGTTCCAGTCGTTCATTGCACCTATTTTGTTGCAAATCACGTTCTAAACGAAGTTTCGTATGATGACGACAGCTACCGTTACGAGTATGTGATCTTTAGCGATGTTCTTCGAAAGAAGGGTATTCTGCAATATATTGATAACCGCAAAGACTATGGCTGCATAACCTTTGCTGTTACGAAAGAAGAGTTTGAAGAGGATTGGAAGAATTATAAGGAGAAGTTCAATGTCTCTGCCGACGCGTAGATCTACGGCGGCGTGTACGGCGTTTCGCCGTCTTTCGCCCTCGTGCACGCTGGCGAATTATAAGAGGAGGAGGAAGAAAAGCTGCCGGTCTGCGGTTCCTTTCCTCTATAACTGGCCCGCACGGAATTTCTTGCTTACAAATTCGTTTGCTTTCATCGTCAAGATCTTTATGGTACTGTACATCCGCTTCTTCGCATTGATCTTTCTGTACTGCACCGGGGACGAGTCTGCAAATACCCCGGTCTCGAGGTGCCATTATATATGTCTACGTTTTTACTTGCGGTGGTGGCGGCGTGTCTTGTGGTGCTCGCCGATCTTAACCGCACCAAACTTGCCCTTCTTGGCAGTGTATCCCGCCTTCGCCAGGCGGCGATCACGCTTGGCTGTCGCGGACTTGCGAACAGACACGATGCGGCCCCACTTATTGTACTTTAAGTGACTCTTCGTCAGACCGCCGGTCGTGTGGTGAGCCGTTCCGTGCATAACGGCCGCACGAGATCCAATTGCAGGTATGCGAGATCCTCCTTCCATAGACATTTATTCAGAACGCACGAAAGTTTTTAGATCGGAATCGGACAAAAACAGCTCGTGTGGCAATTCCATGTAAAGGACAGTGGAAAAGAACGGAGTTGCACGCCCAGGCTCCAGTACAATTGCACGGACCTTCTCATTGCTCATGAGTGTCGACAGAAGTCGCTTTTCAAGTTTGGATCCATCCAGCTTCTTCACATCTACCTTACATTTGCTTCCAACGCGAGCACACATTGTGCCATCACATCTCCCTGTCGCACATGGCGTGCGGACCTTGCTCACGAACGTAGGTGGATCTGCAAGCTGATGAAATACAACTCTATCTGTGAACCATGAATGCAATGTTTCCTTCAATCCCTCCTTCGTCTGGATTGCACGCAGAAGATCCTCATCATCTTCAACATCCTTTGATAACTGAAAAATCAAGAATTCAAATACCTCTGATTCGTATCGGATCAGATTTGCAGTTGCGGTGTCCTCCTTATTGGCAGGCGAAAAAACCAGAGATGATTCTTTGTTCTTTCGAACCGTTTCAACAACTTCTCGTGCAGGAAGTTTCTTCTCAACTGCAATTGGTTGGATCGGAATCCGCAATCCTGAACGAACAACAATCTCACAGCCCATTCCAGATGAGTTCTGCAGAGTCTCTACATATTCGTATCCCCGATGGTACTCGGCCACACGCTTAAGGATTGCAATCTGATTTTCTTGAGTCGGAAGATCGTCGGGTTGAATGTCGGAATACCCGAATAGCTTACGATAGGCAGATGTATCCGCGATCGATTCTGGCTGAAATGGAAGGATAAACTTCTTTGGAAAGAAGAATGCCTGTGAGCGACGATAGGGATCTAAGATAATCACAGTATTCGGGTTAGTGAATTGCATTAGTATTTTCATTGTTGGAAGTGCAGTTGCAATACAGACGCGTTCACGATGGTATGTCAGAATCTTATAGATTTCGAGTTCAGCACTTGGAGGAAACGAAAAGAGATTCACAATCAATTTAGGCGGCTGACTCGGAGATGCAGTCTTCGTAACGTATCCAATATACTCAATTGCGTTCATGTCTTCTGTGTGAAAAATGACTGCAATCGCTCTATTTACATTACGAAGGAATCCGCTTGCAAACATGCATCCAACCTGAGTTGTTCCGTCTGGATCTACAAGTACTCTGAATAAATCACAGTCCAATGAGATCGATACGAACTCGAGTTCATCAAGAACGGATAACCGCTTTTCCATGTACGATTCGTGGATTGATATGATAATACGTGCAATAGGCTCTCCATACTTTGTGATAAGAGCTTCGGGTGCACGATCAGCAGTTCGAGGCCATGTGCGGAAGAAGGAACAACGAAGTACAGCTTCCGGATTTTCGGCTGGAGGCTTTATCTGCGAAGTTCCGATCATTGCAGGAAGTGTTTCAGACGGACGTCCGACTCCAATTCGTAGATATGCACCTTCTCCTGCCTGGATTCTGTTTGTGTCTCTCTTGATCGAATCATACCGAATCGGAATTCCAAGTGATTGAGCCGTACGTGGATGCAAATATCCTAGACGCTTTTCCGGAAGGGGGATCTTTGTTTCGCCTAGAACATAGGATAGTTCAAGTCCGCTTGGAGGTAGATTCATCATTTTCGACACACGGGTAGTCTGCGGCTTTTGAAAACAGCATGGAAGACTTTTTCCTTCTGGGCTTTTTGCCTGTTCTCCTGGAAACTTGTACTTGTCGTTGCGTTTGAGGACAGAATACTCGGAGATCTTGGCCTTGCTTTTTGAGTCGCGGATTTTCCCTCCACAGACAGGACATGCACCCTCTACAAGCTCTGACTCTGTTAACGGGATCTTATCGGTCACGCACCAGTACTCTGGGCATAGGAAAATGCCATCTGGTTCTTTTGTTTCGAGAACCTTTTGTTCTCCATAGTGAATGGATTCAAGAGGGTTAAAAGCTCCCGAGGCCTCAATATCTGCAGTTGACATGACAATGGGTTGACGTGCTAAATCGCATTTCTTGTTCGCCTGTGTGAATGTTATTGGGTCAAATTCCTGAAGCCTCTGATTGAAGTAATTATATAGCGATTCGTCTTCGGTTGCAGTCTTGACCTTTGCCTTTGCCTTCTTGGGTGCGGCAGATACAACTGGAGCAGGAGCAGGTGCCAAATCAGCGAGAGAAAGACCTGTGTCATTTCCAATATCGTTTAAGAGGTCTTCTAGACCTCCAAGATCTCCAGCCTCCTCTTCGGCTGCTGCAACCGGAACAATCGCAGATGCAGCTTCAACTTGTTCTGCCCGTTTAGGACAGACTGCTTCAAGTGACTTATCGTCTGGATTCAAAAAGACATATCGCAAGATCGAAATGTATCTTCCAAGGCGTTCAATATCATCGGTTGATGTAACCAAGGCTGTTTTAGAAGAAAACCGGAAAACCGGAAAACTCTGTGTAACACGTTCGATCAGAGTAGGGTCCTCTTCCATTTTTGACCGAACCGTGCCCAGAAGTCTCTCAGCTTCATCGGGTTGGACTTGGAATGATTCCTGAATGTCCTCGACGGTTGTTCCAGGTTCGTCGCGAACAAGTTGCAGGACCGTCGATTCTGCAGGAGTCAGACCGATATCTGCACCATTCGTCCGAAGGAACCTGAACTCCAAAGTTTTCTTATCAGATACGTCATAGATTGTACGCAAGCAGTCGAACCGTCTGAAATCAGCCTCTTCGAGTGCAGAACTATATGTGAACTGGGCACTTGCAGTCATAAGTTCCCATCGTTCGAGGTCCGTTTCATCAACAAACGGAAGAAGAGAATCGAATGTCTTCATCCACTCACGAATATCCGCCTGCATTTCATCGAGAGACTCCTTATTGTCATCTGTTCTCCACGATACGATGACAATATCCTTTGTTGTCACCTGAATGTGGTCAAAGTTGTTGCGTTCTCCGCGATAGAGCATCAGTGTCGGACGATTTCTGCGACTTGTCTTTGTATATGCCCACCAATGTGTCCATACTTTCATGTCAAATAATGGAGCCTTTTCGTTCACATCTTCCGTATAGAACTTATGTTGGGCTTCTTCTTGACGTGATACGAAGAATCCGACATACGGGTTTTTCGGAGTCACTGTCATTGCAAAAAAGATCTGCTCGAAACGGTTGCGAGGGCTTTCTCCAAAATCCGTCGTAATCCAAGGAATTCTCCAGCGTGCACGTACAATTGCAGTGGTTGTAGGTTTGGGTGCAGGAAGCTTTTCAAGAGCTTTCAGGATATTGGTTTGCGAGACAATCGATGCACGTGTTGTATCTGGAATCTTAGCAGGTGTTGATGATCGCAGATAAGGAACGTATTGGTCTTTCAGAATAGGTCGACCACCTTCTTCGAATGGAATGACTACGAACCCGACATCCTTATCGTAGAATCCCTTGAAGATCTGCTTAAGTTCAGGTCGAGCAACATCGGAAGGTGCAGGAAGGACGCCTGGATCGGTCGTGTTATCGAGGGGAAATACCCATGATTTGGATTCAGGGACTCCTAGGATCCGTAATTCCTGAAAGGGTGCTTCGAGGCTACGAGGCACTTCGGTCATCCACGTGGATTCATCTATGTCTCCATCTGGAAACGGTAACTCGATATCGCGAGACGCATTATATGCCTTTTTAGCAGTGTCGTGAATCGGAGTTCCGTCAGGAGACAGCCGCAAGAACAAGGATTTCCAACGGCGAGGATCGTCTTCGTAGTACGAGCCCGGAAGTTCGACACGAACATAGATACGCAGCCGATCGGGATGTTGATTGATCGCGAGTCCTATTTTTGCACGAATGGTTTCGATCGTGTCGTCTATGAAGAAACGAACATTGGTTGTCCGTCCTTGATGAGTGAGTGTCCTCTCGACTTCTTCGGACATCTTGTTTAAAGCGGAGAATCCGTAATCATCATTCCACAGTATTCAACAGGAGTTCTTGAATAGTTAACTTGAGTATAGACTCCAGCCTTCATTGCATCCTGCAACAGCCGCCGAAAGTTTGTCCAGAACTCTTGAGTATGTCCAGACGAGACTGTCATTAAATGAGCCATTTCGTGCAAGGTGACGAACATGATCGTGTTTATGTCGATCAACGGATACGGTTCAGCCGTCTTATCGCGTAAGCAAAGTACGATCCTTTCTCCCTTGTTTTCCGAATAGGATGTGTATTGGGACGCGATGTCGTTTTCCATTAGATGGTCAATCTTAAGACGTTGTACAAGCAACTGTGTAGGTTCGTCGTGGAAATATTCGGGTTGACGGTATTCGTGTAGAATCTTATCGAGTCCAGTGCGGACTTGAGAGAGACGGTTAGCGGCATCTTGTTTGTCGGGTAGATCCTGAACACGATACGATCGACCATCAAGGGTGCTCGTGCATTCAACGAGATTTCCCGGTCCTTTTTGAGTAAGTGCATATACCATCAAGCTTGTTACAGCCGCAACTCCAAGAAGCGGGTTCATTATCCTATGAACATACAAAACATACGTCTTACTAAGCTCTGCTCACGTGGATATTCAATGTATTTCCTGAAACCGAATAGGAAATGGTTACACCGAGACATAAAGCTTGAATAGCTGCAATAATCTGGCTAATGTCTTTCCCAAGAAGGTACTCAATATAACTAATTGTGCTTCTTTGAATCCCGTCAGAGCATATAGACGGTGGATTCAATTCAAATTTCTGAACAATGTAAATTGGAGTAAATCCCGCCGACGCCCATTCAAACATCTGAGGACGTAATGTATCTCGTGTCTCGTGCAATAAGACAGACAGTTTTGTACGATCAGATGCTTCTTGAACTTGAATTGCACCAATGCTTACAAGAAGTTCGGAAATGTCGACTACCATAGGTGCCTCGACGGCAACTGTTTGACCAGATAGATTGTATATCATCGACAAGGTCTGCACTGGCATGAGAGGTGTTTCAGATGACATTTATTAAGATGAGAGTCATAAAAATGGATAATTTTACTACAGAGGTATCAAGATGGTACTCATGGATCTCCACGCAATCTTTCTTCAGGCACCATCCAACCTCTTCGATGCCTTTCTGGTCGAGTGCCAGAAGTGGTACGAGCAACCTGCACATACGTTCACGGAGATGAGAGTTCGAGACAACAAGAAGGTTCGAGGAGATGTATTTGAAGAGTTCTGCGTCCTCTATCTCAAGCACGTCCGCAAGTTCGAGAATGTCTGGCGTCTTGAGAACGTTCCAGATGAGCTGCTTACCAAGCTAAGTCTTAAGCGGCCAGATGTAGGCATCGATATCATCGCAGAGTCGGGTGGAAAGTACTATGCTGTTCAGTGCAAGTACAAGAAGCATGTTAGTATGAAGAAGAATGTGGTGACGTGGAAGGCACTGTCGACCTTCTATGCTCTCTGCATGCGAACGGGACCGTGGGAAAAGTATATTGTCATGACGAACTGCGACTACTGCAGACACATGGGCAAAAAGACCGTCAAGGATGTTTCGATCTGCCTAAAGACGCTTCAATCCATCACTAAGGAGCAGTGGATTGAAATGTGTGAAAAGAAGGGTGATGTTGTGGGTTCTGCAGTAAAGAAGTTAACTACAGACGAGTTACGAGCCGCTAGGTTGGCTAGGTTCAGTGCCGCCGGGTCCGGTGGCGACGACGTCTAGTACCTGCACTATGACCCTCAAGCTTGCGAATTTTACGCTCAAGCTCATTCATTATTTTTTGGTCTGCAGTCAGCTTATCGTGACTAGCTGTCGTACGATGTAACTGATGGTTATACGATTCTATTTCAGGCTTACTGTACTGTGGGTACTTCTTAACGAGTACGCCGAATCTTTGCTTCAAACCTGCAAGTCTTTGTGACTTCGTTTTCGCAGGCATTTATACCGAACGCACATTTTTATACTGCTTCACCGATTTCAAGCTGACGGCGGTAGAGGTCAGGCTCGATCGTTGAGTTGAGGAAGGGCGAGACGGCCGTACGCGGGTTGGGCGGGTCGCTGCGAACATCGTAGTTCGCGTTACGGAGGGTCTGGCCGACCGTATTGATACCGAAGTGGTATCCAGGCTGCAGGAGATTCTGGCCCTTCAGATCGCCCATGCCAACCGGGTTCGTGGCAGCCCACGAGGCACCCATAGATCCCTTCGGCAGGAGCTCCTCGGGCGACAAGAGGGTCTGGCTATACGACTGCGAAGGTGCAGGTGTACGCTGACCCTCAGAGGATGCGGCATTTCCACCGACCGCATGTGCATTGCCCGCAAGAGACTGGCCGCCCAGAGAGGAATCATTGCTTAAAGGTCCCTGCTGCTCGAGACCACCTAATTCAAGACCCTCCGGAAGAACGGACTTTAGGCTAGAATACGAGTTAACAACCGCAGCGAGCACAATAACTCCAACAACAACAGCACCAAGGCGAACGAGGTTCTTTTGCGAAAGACTCATGATTACTTTATCTTGAATTCTAGACAAAAATATGGAGGCGAACACTCCAAAGGACTTTTACGAGCAGGTCCTGAAGGATGTAGTCGACATCACATCTAAGGCGGAAACACAAGAGTTCTTTGAGGTGAATTTCTTAAAACCTATACTGCAGCGGGTCTTTCAACATCTATACCCTTACATCCTGGGCGTGATGACTCTCTGGATTCTCATGTTTATTTTCACGAGTCTGATTCTCATCCTGTTTGTTCGGGGTAGTCTGTTCGACAGGATTGGGAAACAGTAGCTTCAGAAGGTCATCCCGGTGCAGACTCCAGAATCCACGAAGGCCCCTCTCCTTCGCCTTCTCCCGAAGCTCGGCGATGGTCATCTTCTCAAGAGTATACTTAAACGGCAGAGTCTCCATCCGAAGAAGAGTGATCAACTCATCACGCTTCTTAACGTAGTACTGCTTAATCTTACGATCCTTTGCAACCTTCTTCAGATCAACGAGACTCAGGGCGGAGTAGTCCATTCTAATGGTTCTCGTTAATCGGGTGAGCAAACTGGATTCGTTTTGATGGCTTTTTTAGCAGAGTAATGAACAATGGAAGGTCTTTCGATCGGAATTGTAGTTTTGCTTACGCTTGTCGCGTTGTTTGCGGCATCGTATTCATATGGCGAAGCACATCTAAAGCATATCAAAGAAAATTGGGTTCAGTACCGATGCAATCCTCTGTATATGCCACTTGCAGGAATGGTTGGGTCGGATCTTCTCACAACATTCATGGGATGTACGCTATCTGCATTCCAAGCATATGCTGGATATGCACTTGATCCGGTCTACAGTATGTTCGACGTTGTGGGTGGGTCCATCTCAGATATACAGGGAACGCTCAACGACTTCCGTGACATGATCTCAGGAACAAAGAATGCGTTTCTCAGTATTGTTGGAGAAGTCTATGACAAATTGCAGACAACTCTATCTGTGAGTGCTCAGCTCATGACTCGCATCCAAACGTTGATGCATCGCATGTTAGCTGGATTCGTGGTGATCTTCCATATCATTACGACAGGCACCGATACTGGAATGAGTGTTGCAAACGGGCCAGTGGGACAAACTGCGAACTTTTTCTGCTTTGCACCTCTAACTAAAATCAGAATGGAGGGCGGCGGGGTCAAGTCAATCGAGGACATAAAGATCGGTCATCGTCTATTAGGTGGAGCCGTTGTTACATCCTTTCTTGAACTTGATGGAAAAGGAGTTCCGATGTATTCCCTTGGAGGAGATCACGTATCTTCAAACCACAAAGTAAAGTATAACGGAAATTGGATTCGGGTTGAAAACCATCCGCGGGCGGTTTATTTACCCGCTCGGTCCTATCCGATCATTTACTGTTTGAACACGACCAATCACACAATTCCTGGTAAATTCTATCTCTACAAGGACTACGAAGAAACCTCTGATCCCACGATACTCCGTGCATTTGAATCGATGGTTGAAATGACGCACAATACATCACTTCTTCCGGAGAACAAGGAACATATAGAAAATGCAGTCGATGAGCGTCGCACAGGAGTCTACGGATCAACAGAAGTTCTTCTTTCAGATGGAACTCTAAAGCCGATTAGCAAGATCAAGGTCGGCGATGTTATTGCGAGTGGTGGACATGTATCGGGAGTCGTCGAGCATTGTGCACATGAAACACCTATTTCACTCGGAGGCAGTCTCGTTGTCATGCCCGGAACCTGGCTTTTCAAAAACAACAAGATTCTTACAGCAGAATGCGTTGGCGAGAGATTCTATGCACTCCCCGACGATTCGAAATCATGCTACAATCTATTGACTGAGCAAGGGTATGTTACTCTCGTATCTGGATCGCGATTTCAAACAATCCTAGATGACCAGGAAACCGTTGAAGATTGGATTCACACATGGAGAGATACACAAGTACAGTTAATCGCATAATAAAAGAGACCTTGGTGTAGAGTAATGGAGGTGCCGGCATTCTCATGGTTCATCGTTGGAATCGGACCTATACTTGTTCTCGGAGTCGCACTCTATGCGTCCTTTAAGTCGGATCTAACCGAGATCAAGGAAAACTGGGTCAAGTATCGGTGCTATCCGAATTACATGCCGTTTGCATCGAGCATTGATCCAACAGTTGGAACGACCGAGAATTTCATGTACTGCATGAACTTATTTGGAAAGGCCGTTCTTGATACTGCATTAGATCCGGTCTATTCACTATTTGATGTGATCGGAGATCTTCTTACTGACCTGACAAATTCTACAAATGTGTTTCGAACTGTGTTTGTGAAAATCTCAACCGTCCTTCTTTCCACAATCCAAGACGTGTTTGGAAAGATCCTCAATGTATTCAGTTCACTTATTGGCAGTCTTTCTCATGTGGAGAATATCGCCGGACGTGTCACGAGCTCTGCATGGTATCTTGCCTTCGTTGCCCAATCTTCGATTGACATGATCATGTCGGTGTTTACGTTCGTGTACAGTCTCGTCAAGGGAATAGTGGTTGCTCTGTTTGCAATTTCAGTTATACTTTCCTTGGCGTATCCTCCAATCCTTGCATTTGCGATTACACTTGGAACTACTGTAGGAGTTGCATATACTCAATGTTTTCATCCTGATACACCGATCGAACTGCGAATGGGAGATATCGTTCGGATTAAAAATGTTCGTGTCGGAGATGTTCTGAAGGATGGGCAACTTGTTGATGCACGATTTGTCTTCAAGAAGGACCCGTCTGTGAAGATGTTCACTCTAAATGGCGTGATTGTATCCGGTTATCACAAGGTTCTACACAACGACAAGTATATTTTCGTATCCGATCACCCGGATGCAATCGTGTGCACCGACCCGATACATCACTTAATATCGCTTTCGACAACGGATCACACGATTCATCTGAACGGAACTACATTCACAGATTACGAAGAAGATTCGTCGACGCCCGTCATGGACTCAATTGAAAAGATAGTCGGGCTCCCGCTCACCGGATATACGATGATAGATCCGCATATGTACGTGCTTCTGAAGAATGGAAAACGTGTACATATTGATGAAGTCCGTCCTGGAGACGAACTTAAGGATGGACATGTGAGTGGAGTTGTGCACGTTTCATCACCGAGGGCACGATGGGTTAAGCACGATGAGTTTATAGCGTCTGAACACCAGCTTGTTGAAGTCGACGGCAAGATCGTTCGAGCTGGCAATTTACCGGGTGTTGCATCCATTCGCCAGTATTCTCAATACGGTGTTTCACTCATCATAGATAACCCTACCGGACTCTTTACAGTCTATACTGCACGCCGCAAGCCGTATATCGTACGAGATTACATGGACAGTCACGATCCAGTCATACAAGATAAAATCGACGAACTTGTCTTTTCGAGCCTCAACGGAAAAAATGCGGTACGGTAATATAAATGGTCGATAAGACAACTGTCGTACTCACCCTGTTTTTTGCGGCCGTTCTTCTTGGAGTCTTTGCACGGTTCCTTGGCTTTGAAGGAATGGAATCAGGAACCTATCGCAAGGCATGCTGGAGTGATGGAGACTGTGGCCCCGATGGACGCTGTGATGACGTCCTGGGATGTGTGCCGAAGGGAAGTCAACCTAAGGCAGATAAGATGGCCCACGGTAAGATTCTCGAGCACTTTGCTCAGCAGCAGATTGGTGCACCTACAAACGGTGGCGGGCCCGGACTGTACGCTGGCATCGATACCGAAAGAGATATGTGGACACCTGAACCTGCACCTACGCCCTTAAAGTCGTACCAGGCCGCCGACGACAATCAGCTGTTTGAATTCCAGAATACACCGATGAAGCCCGAATGCTGCCCCGCGACGATCTCAGGCGATATGGGATGCGTTTGCTTAACAAAGGAACAGGAGCGTCAACTTGGTACTCGTGGAGGAAACCGTGCAATTTTATCTTCCTAGAACTAATCTAGAATCTATACTAAATGGCGTTCGTACCCATAGCGTGGCCTGACCCCCGTGCAAGTCTTGCACAAATCTATGCACAGCGGGGTGTAACTAGCATCTTTCCGAACCAAGGACATCACAATTACTTGGCGTTTGGTCAAAGCAACAAGCGCAATTTACAGGTAGATGAGGTCGGTACACCTGCACATACCGCGAATCCTTACATAGATGACAACGGTAATGGACAGCATAATCACGATGCACGCATACCCGACGGATGGGAATTGTTCGGACCCACTTTAGGAAAGCCGAACCATGAGCAGGGTGTCGCACAATGTATTATCAAAATCGCGGACCGTGACCGGATTCTGTACGTCCCACCTCGCGAAAAGGTCCCGCAACAGTGGATTGCTGTAAACGTTGAAGCCGACGATCTCCCTGATCTGTTTAATCAAGGATGGCAGATCTATGAGGTCCCATACCTTGTCGCGGGTGGTATGATATATGTGACACTCGTAAAGTCCCCGCGTGCCATCCCGCCCGTTCCGCCTGTCCCTGTCCCCGCGGTTGCACCCGCTGCAGTGAATGTGAACGTCCCACCGAACGTGCCGGCGCCTCCACAAGGAGGCACACGCCGCAGAAAACGAAACCGAAAAGTCCACAGCAAGACAAACACAAAATGAATACCCATCTACGATCTAGATATGCGGCAAAATACTTACATTGTATCCTCTCCTACATAGATAAATGTCTTTCGATATATCCACTTTCCTGAAGGAGTTCGTCTCCGATGTTAAATCCGCCTTTCCAGAATTTGCTGTTACGATCGCTGCAAATTATGAAAACGGGCCAATCGATACGGTTGCAGAATGTGCCTTCTTCGAGAGGACGCTTCGCCCCCACTTTATGAAGATTCTCCAGAAGGATTCGACACTGTTTGATGAGCCGATGTACATTCTTCGTGGCGTCGAGATTTCGAAGATGTGGAAGGGACTGTCTGCTGCCACACAGGATGCTCTCTGGAAGTACATTCGTCTTTCTCTTGCGTACAGCTTCTTTGGTGGAGATACGTCGCATCAGATTCAGTCGATCATCGGAATGGCCAAGCAGTTTTGGACTGCAAAGACTGGAAAGTCTGGAGATGCAATCGATGAGGTTCTCAATGACGCCAAGACACAGACCAGCATCGAGGAGCTTCTCGAAGCGTTTTCCAAGTCAAAGATCGCTGCACTGGTTACAGAGATGATTGAGACGATCCGTCCTGAGCAGCTTGGACTGGAAGAGCTCAATATCACAGATATCAATGAGCTCATGAATCTTGTTCGTACTCCTAACCATCCTATCCTGTCAAGAGCAACATCTGTAATCTCTGAGTATTTGGAGAAGAAGATCCGTACCGGGGCTCTGACGAAGGAGGAACTGGTTGCAGAGGTCGAAGGATTCAAGGCTCGTCTTACAGGTTCTTTTGGAACTCTGATCCGCCAGGCAATGGTCGGAGATGATCGTGCAGGCCCGACACACGATGCTAGAACCATGGTGTCCAATCATCCGGATGCACGTAGGGCTCGTATGCAGGCACGTCTTCAGAGGAAGGTGCGTGATAAGACAGGTGGGAAAAAATAAAGGTTTCTGAATAAGAATGAGTAACGAAACCTTTTGGGCAAACGACCCTGCCCATTTATTCACACCCGAAACGTGGGCACGATTTGTGCCCACAGATTGGATGACAGTGCCAGAAGCACTAAACGCTGTTGTTCGCTTTACTGTTTACTTTTCAACGATTCTGACTTTTGTATCGGGTCGGTCTGAATATATTCTTGCGATTCCGATTGTCGGAGCTCTGACGTTCCTGTTATATAAGATGTATCCGGAGACACAGTCCTTCAAGGAAGGTTTCACGGATGGAAAGGTACGCCCGACACCTTCGAATCCGTTTATGAATCCTACTCTAGTTGATATTAACGAGAATCCTGGCCGTCCTACCCCGCCAAGTGTTGTAGGTCCTGCTGTGGCCGAGAGCATTGCAAATGCATTTGCAAAGACAAGCGACCTATTCATGGACACAAGTGATCGGTTCGATATGGCCCAAGCATCTCGTGCCTTCTACACTGTTCCCCAGGGTGCAACAAACGACTTGTCTGGATACCAGGAATTTCTGAATAAGGACAATGTATCCCGCAAACTTGATTCAGAGAGCTATGTCTCCGCAAAGGGATCAGTCCATGAGTCGTAGAGCCTTGCGTAGTTCCTTCTGTGCTCCGGTGATATGGTGATTTCCATTCTCGTCATGTTTTGCATAGGTAGGAAATCCCTCGATAGATTGCAGTATCTCTGATGGAACCGCCTTCTCTTCGATTTCTATCGTCTTATATTTAGTTTCCTTCTTACAGAAATCATCCCAATCACCCTGGCTGCCCTCACATGCCGGGCATCCGATACGGAAAAACCGAACGACAACTGCATCTGGTTTTTGCAGTTCCTTTCGAACCGTATTCTGTTGAGACGCCTTTGTATATTTCTTCATTTACTATAAGCATGTCATCTTTTGGTTGTCCTACAAGCATGCAGTTCTCGCCGGCTATGAATCAATTCGTCGGAAAAGATTCAAAGACGGGTCAGAGTCGTGTATTTCAGACATTGAATGATTACTCGCAGTTTCTCTCGAATCTGGAAAAGAGGGGAACACATTGCCCGGATGTGTCGGTTCCAGATACACGCCCGGCACCCTTTCAGAAGTACATTGATACGCCGACCGGATTTCTGGAATTCAAGCCAGATGATCCTGAATTACAGTCTCGTGTGGATCCAATGTCTGCAGCATGGCAAGGCCATTCTGCATCGGACAAGGCGATCAAACAGGGATTATTCCGCAAGGACCAGATCACAATTTCTCAGAACAGATAAACTAGGCATACCCAGCGGCAGATGTAGACATCGGATCCGGGAACGCAGAAGGGATTCCCGTTTTCACAGTCACGTGTTCCGGGTTTCCTCCACGATGACGTCTGCGTCTTCTTCCACCGCCAGGACTTCCGCCAGGAGGAGGCGAACCAAAATCACCAATACCGCGGACCGCTATGGGTGGACGCGGAGGAGGACGAGGTCTCTGAGGGGCCGGGGGCGGAGGAGGAGGAGGAGGCGGGGCCGCAGGTCTAGGCGGTGTCTTATCGCCGTTTCCTCCGCGACGGAGTCTATGTGTTGATCTTCTGCGGTGACGGCGGTGCCGCCTCGTATGTCTGGACTTGGGGTGACTCATTTATGGTAAGTGTGGTAAATTCTTTACTACGACGGTAGACCGTTACCGGATGCAATCCGTTCGTAATGTCCGGTTTACTGATCTTTAGGTCCTTGAACTTCAGATTGAACTCATGAATAATATTCTGAGGAACCATAGGAGATTGTTCGATAAGACGGTCAAAATCGTTACGCTTTAGTCGAAGATATTCTAACGGATGAACGCGGTACTTGGGTTCAAGTGCTAGTTCTGCCGTGATGTTACGATAATACGCGGAAAAGAGGTTCCCAACGAGACGATGTTTCGCTGAGAGCTCCTTCCATCTTAAGCCGGTCTGCACATTGGTTAAAATTCCACCTAGAATACTGACTGCACCGACAATATACCGACTGTTTGAATCTGCAAGATTTCCCGATAGAATTGCACCTCCGCTCAAATAGCTAAGAATACTAACCGGGATTTCTAGAAACCTGTTAAGATAGTCGTAGTACTTTGCTGATTGATCGTGAAGCCATCTGTACCCCGACGCACGCTCAGCCCATGAAGCAAGAAGACATTCTTCTTGCACTGTCCATTGTGGAATCGCCGTCAGTCTAGTTTCTTCCATTGTTTTTATGTGCGAAACTACAAATGATCCGCGATGAGATCCTGCCATATGCAATCGTCGGTCTTCTCGTTCTATTTGCATTTGTACTCATGCCATCGTATGAGCATATGGCGGTCTCATCTACAAAACCGCCGCCTAAAGCTCCAGACACAACTCAGAAGACAGTTCCTGCAGCTACTCAGCAGGGTGCAGACTCTGCTGCTCCAGCGGACACGTATGTTCTGAAAAGTTCATTAGTCCCATGCACATGTCCGACACAAAGCATGGGATGTCCGTCACATGCTGGATCTGCACCGTCGTCTAAAACACCCGGTGATATGGATTCAAAGCCCAGTCAAGAAGCGATTCGTAAGCCATTTAGCGATGCATTTTCGAGCAAAACCGATCCCGAACCGTACCTAACTAGTTTTGGATCATTCGGAAAATGAGCACAGAAACGTTTCCGACAGCACGTACAATGGTGGCGTTCCCTTTAAGAAACTTCAGTGGAAGTTGTTGGATCAATGCAGCTCTTCAGGGATTCTTTCGTGCACCTGTAGTCCAGGAGTATTACACGAAGGGAGAGATCGACAAGGAAAATACGATCGACGTCTGTCTGCTTTCAATTTGGAACACGAAGGGAGAGAGTGGCCTCAAGGAACTCTTCGAGTGCATTCGGACAACGAACATGCCGGCCGGCAGGGGAACGGGTGATAGTCACGAGCTTATCCAGTACTTGTGCGACAAGCTTCCGTGGTTCGATAAGGTCACTCGCTTCAAGGTTGCAGACATCCTCATCTGCAAGAACTGCAAGGATCAGTTCGTCAAGTATGATTCAATCAACGAAATCACAGTAACTCCGACCCGGAACATGTCTATCCATGAGGCCATCATGGAGACGTGTCAGCCGATCACAATCGATGAACGTACATGTGAAAAGTGCAAGCAGGCCGGATGCACCAAGCAGCTAGCCTTTGGAGGATTTCCAGATATGCTGATCTTCCATCGAAGCACTCTGAATACGACAACCGATTATTCAAGCGTCCTCGTTCTGAACAAGCACAAATATGCACTCTTTGCTGTGGTCTGTTGGAACGGAGGGCATTGGTGGACGTATGGCCGCGATCTTCCGATTGGAAATGCGTGGTACAAGTTCGACGACGAGCATGTTGCGATTATTTCAAATACACAGTGGCCCGTTGCGAAACACATGCGAATGCTCCTTTATTTCCTCATTGAAAGTTAAGAATGGATCAAGCTCCGTCGTCTCTACCGAGCAGTCAACTATTTATACTTTTAATTGTAGTCGGACTTGGGCTCTATATGTACCTATATGGAGTTCCAACGTTCACAGGCTATTCCCCCATTGAGCTTCTAGTTGGTGGATCTCTTCTTGCAGGTGTAGTGTTCTTACTTTACCTCGGGGTAACAGATCCGCTCTCACTCTATACATTTTTAATCCTTGCAGGTGTTCTTGTTTTTGTATTGTATTACCTTGGATTTATCAGCTGGAATTCAGCCAAGTCCCAGCTGGAGGTGAGCATATATGAACCCAAGCCTTCAACCCAATCTCCTATAAGCCTTCCGAGACCTGTGAACAATGCAGAGGTATTCTACGTTGCTGAAAACCAGTTCTCATATGACCAAGCACAGGCTGTATGCCAAGCATATGGATCTGAACTTGCATCGTATTCCCAAGTTGAACAGGCGTATAATTCTGGAGGAGAATGGTGTGGATACGGTTGGTCCCAAGGTGGACTTGCATTGTTCCCCACTCAGCTCGCAACGTGGCAGACACTGCAGGGAGAAGTTGATCAGTCAAAGAGAACTGCGTGCGGACGCCCTGGAATAAACGGAGGCTATTTTGACCCCCTAACAAAGTTTGGAGTCAATTGCTACGGAAAGAAACCTACACGTTCTGTATCGCAGACCGGGAATGCGATCGATAAGGCATTGAATAGCATGGTGAAGCAGTACAAGGAGCAAATCAAGAAGTTCACAGTCGCACCTTTCGATAAGAAGCAGTGGAGTGAGAAGATCGTTGATTCTGATAGCGGTATCCCGAATATGGGTGGAGAACCTGTTTCGGAGGGAGGAAAGAAGAAGAAGGAGTATACCTCTGCGGGCGACGGTGGATATCCTCCTCTTGTAGATGCAGATGCTCCGTTAGGAAATACGACGGGGCTCGGACTCCGTGGGTTCCAGAACATTTATTGAGGTCGGATCTTCATCGAGAGGACTCACAACAACGGCTGGCTGATCTGGCTCCTTGAACGTGTACGAAAGTGTACATGCACTGCGAATACAGCTTATACCTACTAATATCGAAAGTGCACCTAAGAATGTTCCAAGTATAGCCCATCCAGATGAATCCATTAGTAGTCTACTCACGTTTTCTTTAAACTCTCGAAAATGGATAACATATCTGATTCATTAATACTAAGCAAAATGGAGTCCATCAAGAGATTTGTCGAAATCGAGTTCTGTGTAACCTTCAACCCCAAGTTTCTCCGCGTCATAAAAAATCTGACAGCAAATGCAGATCAGAAGGGTGTTACATACTACGCCTACGGAAATGATGATCCGTATTTCGTTCACTATGCAGATGTGAACGAATTCAAGATCTGGAAGGGCCATGACGACGATTGTTGTGGATATTCGTGCGACTACTATGCGTGCCACACGAGACTTGGATCTCCAGTTTGGCATGGTGTTCCGCCAAAGGTTGGAATGACGCATCCGAGCAGTGGCAGGAATCTATCCTATAGCGTTCTGAAGTAAGAATAAAATCCCACACTCAAGCAATGAGTCATCACATTCCGTATGATGCAAACGTATTTCAATCCCGGTGGATTTTTAATACTCCGCAATATGCACAAAACTTCGAAGCCCGCACGCCGTTCGCAGGTTCAGTCGGTGTTCCGTTAGCTCGCGAACGCCATCAGCCTAACGTTTTTCAGTGGCTTGTCTACAAGCCTCAAGCACACGCTGTTCAACCGTTCTCTTACTATCTTGCAACTCGCAACGCGAGTCGCCTGCAATAAAGCATCTTTTTCCAGGTAGGTTTCTACCACACAAAAAGATACTCCTAGTGGGGATTGAACCCACGACCTCGGCCTCCCCTGCATATCATGAGATATAAGGACCACGCTCTAACCAGCTGAGCTACAGGAGCGGTGCATAGTTTGGAAGTTCTAGCAACTTTTTTGCCTCAATTGGGGATTGAACCCAAGACCTACCGCTTACAAAGCGGGTGCTCTACCACTGAGCTATCAAGGCATATCTCGCGATACTCGGGATCGAACCGAGGTTCTGGGATTCAAAGTCCCATGTCCTAACCACTAGACTATACCGCGGCAAATTGGTTGGTGATAAGGTTTAAAGCTCCTGGTGGGGGTTGAACCCACGGTTTTCCGCTTAGAAGGCGGACGCGTTATCCACTGCGCTACAGGAGCAAGTATACCGATTGCGGGGCTCGAACCCGCGGCTACGGGCTTAAAAGGCCCGTGCTCTACCAACTGAGCTAAATCGGTAACGACGACGACGTCTTCTCCCGCCGTCAGGTCTTACGATTGGAAGAGGTTGTCTAGGGTCAACGGGTACTGCTTGCAGAATGTTAATGAGTTGCTGGGATTTCTGTTGAAGGGTGAGTCCAAGCTGAAGCGGAGGGACATTGATCCCTCGTGCAACCATGCTGCTAATGATTTCATCTTGGTCGGATTGTGTTACGTCGGCTCTCTGTAGTCCTATGATCATCTTGCGAATTGTATCGTACTGCTCCTTGCCACCTCTCATACGACGTCTGGTCTTCATTATGTTGTACTTTGGTTTATTTTACACTCTGCGGGAATCGGACCCGCGTCAACGGAATGGAAGTCCGTTATTCTACCACTGAAATAAGAGTGTTAGTTCCGGTACCGGGAGTCGAACCCGGGCCAAGGCTGTGAAAGAGCCCTATCCTAACCGCTAGACTATACCGGAAATGCACAGAATGGGATTCGAACCCATGCGGCTTGCGCCAAGAGATCTTAAGCCTCTCTCCTTAACCAACTCGGACATCTGTGCTATAGTGCAGCCCCCGCCCGCCACATATGATTTGCGGTTCCTACCTCTAAATAGAATTTCGGGTCAAAAGACAAGAATGATTGAGATTGCTCTGTTTATGGGTCTTGGGATTCTCGGGTATGTTCTTTCTCAACAAGCGAGAAGTGAAAAGACAAATCCGAAGGAACTCTTTACGTCCCCTCGTGCACTCTCCGATCACAACGACAATGTGATGATTACCTCTGAGACAAAGGGGCACAGCAATATGGTCCCCTTTTTTGGTGCTAAGCTGACTCAGAATACATACAGTGGTGCAAACGAAGGCATCTTGGATTCCCACACTGGATCTGGAAAGAACTTTTTCCAGAAACGCGAAGAAAAGTCGTTCTGGGACATTGCACCTGGTATCACAAACAGCCCTTTTGGCTCTGCAAACGAGAGTGAGTTCATGCAGTCACGTATGGTCTCCTCTCTTCGCATGAACAATACATTCCCGATTGATCAAGTGAATGTAGGGCCCGGTATCGATGACGGATATACCAATCTTCCGTCTGGAGGATATACTCAAGATAGGGCGCGCGATCTGACAATGCCGAAGACAACCGACGAGATTCGTACTGCAAATAAGCCGAAGCTCACGTACACCGAAGACCCGGTTCCTGGAGCCTTCTATATCACGCAACCCGGTCTACAAGCTCCGGTTGCAAAGAACCGCCCTGATACGTTCGGACTCATGACAAATCCGGATGGAACATTCAAATACGCAAAGACGGCAGTTGGAGTCCAGGTTGCTCCCGCGTCGTTTCCCGAACAGCTCGTAAAGGAACAGCAGCGTGAGACAACAAGTCGTGAATATTATGGAGACGGCCAAGCTGCACAGGGCGGTTTCCTTTCTTACATTCGTGAATTCACAGAACCATTTGAAGAATTCATGAAGCTAACTGTCGGCGAGCACTTCGGTACGGGTGGCGGTGCTGGTGCTCTTTCTCAGGGCACGTACGTAGTCGACCAGTATCTCGCTGCATACACAAACCAGAACCGCGAAGATCTCACAAATACTGACTGGAAGAGCCCCGGTCTCAGTATCAATGGACTACATGCTGGACCGCAGAGTTACAATGTTCAGATGAAGAAGACAACAGAGCCGTTACTTGAGGAAGCTGCACGTCTAAATCACTCTTCCAACATCACGCCCACGGCAGCACACACTCTGCACCAGGGGTCAATGCACTATACCGAACCTCGTCAACAGGATATTGAAATGGTGCGTAACGAACCTGGAATCCTCACTGCATTCCTGAACAATCCGTATACGCATAGCCTTTCATCTGTAGCATAAATGGATGATCTTCGGCAGTCAATCTTGTACGGATGTCTTCCAGTCGAAATCAAATTTCAGTCCTTTTCATTTCCAGAGCAGCTAGAGATTCTGCGGTACATTGTTGCGAAGCCGTCCTCACTCTTACGACTCCGCGTACAAGACCGTCCCGACGAACGAATTGCGGTTCTTTGGAGTGCGATGACGCCGCCGCCTACTTCCACCCTCTAGAACTGCAGGCGGCTGAGGAGGAATTTCAGGTACAGTCGTTTCTTCCTTGAGGAAAGGATATGCTCCAACTAGTGCATCCTTGAATGCAGTATAATATACCTTTTCTTCATCCTCTGACTCCGCGATCTTCGCAAGGACGTCAGAATACAACTCAGTAATCTTCGCTTCATCCCCATTCTTCAGTAAAAGTTCAAGTGCATTTTCAAGCGAAATCGTCTTGGAAACGTACAGTTGAAAGATATCCTTCACGTTCTTCTTCTCTTCCGGCACGGCTTCCTTGGAGAGAGCGATCGACTTATCTACCACACTCGTTGTTTCAACAATGTCCTTGTTTGAAATAGGAGGAACCGGGCTAATGCGGTCAACGAGATAGGACATTGCAAGACAAGATACCACGCTCACACTGCAGGCTATCAAGAGTGGAGTGTTCATGTTTACTTAGGAGATAGACAAACCTTCTGTGAAAGTAAATGGCAGACCTTGTCGATTCAGGTGTGCTTCATCGCCTTCAGAACAATCTTCTCCAAACAAAACAGGTGCGCGGATCGTGGACGTCTACACTTACCACGGTCATTCTCGCAATAGTTCTTGTCTCGTGTACGATTGGATTCTTGCAATATCAGTATGCACAGACAAAGAAGCTACATTCAGTTGAAACCGCTCAGAAGAACATTCCATTCACACAAACTGTATGGAACAATGCAGTTAGAAATGTTGTTGCATCGTAGTAAATGACGCCGGGTGAAAAGAGAGTCGCGTTGCTTCGTCTGAAGTACGATATGATTTATAGGAGTTTACCCAGAGAAGAAGCCCAGAAGAGATTTCTCGAGATTGTTTCGGCCTAAACGTTTCTTCCGAACTATATAATGGCAGAAGCTGCAGTCCAAGCCGACGACTTTTTTGGCGTAGTTGAACTACTTCCAAAGGAGTCATTCGACCCAAGCTATGGATTTCTTGTAAAGATGTATGCATTTTCACCCAAGATTAGCGAGCCAATGCGGGTGTTTGGATCTCTTCCTGTAAAGCAGGATGCAGACATAATTCTTAGTTACCTTCGTAAAAATGATGCTCCTACATTCAGTTCAACAAATCTGCAGCCCCTGTTGAATAACCCTCTGCCAACACTGGCAAAACGGGGTGTAACGAAGGATATCAAGTTTAAGGTTGATATGTCACCTTATACCGTGTACACTGCAGATACAAATGAAAAGATGTTTGAGTTCTATAAAAACATTTCACGAGGGTTGGGAATCGAGACTCCAAATCTAATGGACCTCATTCAGAACTCTGATCGTATTCTGGTGAAGGGTGTGGATCCCTATACAGAAATCATTCGGCGTTTATCAGAAGACATTATTGCTGCAAAACTTGAAGTTCCCGTAAAAATCTTAGTTCAAGCCAGGACACTTGGATCAAGCAATATGACATTGGGCGACATTCGGGAACGTATACTCGAAGACCTTAAGTCTCTCGTTAAGAATGAAGAATTCAAGAAAGCTGTAACCGAAAAACTCTCTGGGCGGGTGAATGAATCACCGGATATCACGGCTCGACGTGCACTTGGTGAGAAGGACTTTACTCCTGAACCGAAGGCAAGATATATTGTTACAGATATCCCATCACTCATTCAGATAAATTATAGACCTGCACTGATTACACAGTTAGGACATGCAGCATCGATCGTTTTCACTTCGAAGGAAGGTGCTCCTATCTCAATGATACTTCCTGTTGGATTTCCGGTTATTTCTATTGGATATACTGCACACCTTTCTACGGAAACAGAATCTCTTCCTCGTCCCGACGCAGTTTTGACAGCACCTGCAGGTGGATTTTCACTTGGATTATCTCCTGAATCAAAACCTATCAGCTTTGAAGAGTTGATTGCAGATGAAGCTGCTGCAGATGTGGACAGACAAAGAGGCCGGGTGGACAGAAGTGGACTTCGCCAATCATGGACAGCACAGGCAGATCTCCCCCCTTCAGATAACTCCGTGGCTCCTCCTCCCCCGCCGCCGCCGTTTCAGCCTCCGCCTCTTCAGCCACGTTCAGCAATCCCACCGCATTTGCGGGGACGGGCAGTTGGTCTAAGTCCGCTGCCGCCGCCGCCTCCTCCACAGCCGTTTCAGCCGCCGCCACCGCCTCCGGAGCCCGAATCAAAAGAAGGTGAATTTTTAAGTCCAGCAAACAGACCAGTAGATAACGGCGAAGTTATACAGTTGAATTCAGGGAGCCCGCTTCTTTTAGAAGATCCTGTTAGCGGATCTCTTGGACTGTCAGGGGCTTGGGTTCCTCCTCCCTTTCAAAACCCACTTGTTCAGGACCAGGTTGTCGATGACGACAGAATTGATCTGCCAGAGATCGTACCCTTGCCTGCGGATGCAGCTCCTCCTCCACCGCCGCCTGCAGCTCCTCCTCCAGCGCCGCCTGCAGCTCCTCCTCCTCCAGCGGTGGAACAACCGGTCGAAAGTTTATCTGGATTGTTTCCGGGTCCAGTTCGTCGAACAAGGCGGAACGCACTAGTTCCAACCCCTTTCTCGTCCGCACGGTCTGCATTTAGACCCATTGAACCTGCATCGGGAAATCGTGATCAGGCTGTTATGATACAACAGCAAATTCACGAGTTCATTCAGTCAATACGAGATGACTCAACTCCTTCCGGTAAGATTACTGTTTCGTTTCCGGATGAAGCAGCTGAACTTCAAACAATAGAACGTGTGGTTCCTAACGGATATATCATAGTACTTCCAGAAGAGTCGACTGCATTCGGCGATATGCGAAATCTTACAGTGTTATCTGCTGTTCGCAAGCCGTATCAGACAATCACATATGTTCTCTATCTCGGAGATAACAATCAATATACTGCTGGACGGATAGATACTGGCGGAAGTCCAGGAGAACTAGGGTTGCAGCCATTGTCGAATTACAAGAGGAATGCTGCAGTTATCCGTGTAGTCTTTGTATTCCGTTCTCCAGATGCGGCCCCACGTCCTCCTCAGTCCCCCGCAGGGTTTGTTCCACCATCGCCGTCCGGATTCAGCCAGGCTCCTTCAGCTGTTCCTTCGGAGGCTCCGTCGCCTGCCATTTCAGAGGCTCCATCGCCTGGGGAAGTATCTGTGGCTCCATCACCTGGGGAAGTCTCGGAGGCTCCATCGCCTGGGGAAGTATCTGTGGCTCCGTCTCCGGAACCTGTAGTTCGCAGAAGAAGACGGAATGAATCTCCTAGACCGAATCGCAAACGGGCTATAACAGTGGCGGACGGGTTTAGACGTGCACCTCTTCCACCTGCACCTGCGTACGTTCCTCCTCCTCGTCCTCCTGCTCCTCCTGCTCCTCCTGCTCCTTTTACTCGTCGTCGTCCTCCTTCTCCGCCTCTTCCTCCGCCTTCGCCTCCTCTCCCTCTCCCTGGCTCTTCCCCATCTCCTCCGCCACCTTCAGCAATCCTACCAAATTTGCGAAGACGGGAAGTTGGTGTGTCAGCTCGGAGAGCAAGGAATCTTCAGAGTCAGGGTGGAACTCGTCGCAAGGGCGGCCGCCGTGGTAGACGAACAACAAGGAAGCACTGAACCTTTCTTCAAAGAGAAGACTAAAGATGCAGTTCTCGCTTCCACTTCTTTTTATAGGGTTTCTCACCGGTCTTTTAATCGTATCTGTTTTCGAGCCTGTTCGGACCAAAATGAAGGTACTGCCCGACGTGCGAAATCCAGATATGGTTATGAAGCAAGAACAAGTAGACAACGGATGCTATCGTATGCATCCTCTTGAGGTTCCATGCCCATCTGAATTTGATTCCATGAATCTCCTGTCTCTACAACACAAATGATCGCCGAAGTTCTTCGAGATGAAAAGGCCAAGCTTTTCTTTTCGTTCATTATTGGGTTTGGAGTTGCTGTTCTCCTATTTCACCGCCGCCAAACAGTTGATATGGTTGCAGCTCTACCTCCAAATGAGCTCGTTAACAGGGTTGTTCGTATGGATGGAAAGTGCTATCGCTTCACAATGGAAGATGCATCGTGTCCTGCGTCCACACGATAAAATCACTTTCATATAGAAATACAAAATGGACGCGACGCCCCTCGATGCTCTTTTCCCTCCCCCTGGCGGATCTCCCCAGAATGCTCCGCCGCTTCCGTCGTCTACCACCTATACACCCGTTGTAACTCCGGGAACGATGCAGTACACTGCCCCCCAACAGGGATCAACTGCTCCGGCAACTCCTTACGTAAAGGGTGTGTTACGCACAATCGTACTCTATCTCTGCGTATTCCTAGCTACAATGGTACTCAGTATTCCGATGGTCCAGTCTCTTGGACTACGCTATATCCCGGGCGTATACTCGAGCGGCGGTACGCTGTCATTCACGGGTGCAGCTGTCGTCGGTCTTGCAGTTGTCGTCCTATCGTATATTTTGCAAAGTGTTCTAACACCTATTTTAGTATAACACTGTTGATAAACTCGTGAACTGCAATCGATCCTCTTGCGAATACTTCGAGTCCAAGCATGACGACAACCAATGTACTTCCCATGATCGTAACTCCGATCGTCGCTTCGGGCGTAATCGGAATGTGAAACAGCTCCAAGAACGGGTCGACAAAACTGCTCGTGTCATGTAGCAATTTCTGTTCGACCTTAGAGACCACGCATCCGCCGGTTACAATATGCTGAATCCAAATGAGAACGACGCATACATACACGGAAAGAAGAAGCACAAAAGATTGAGGAAGTAACGTATGCGTTACAATAATCATCACCAGCATGCAATACATCACTGCATGATGAATCCATCGGATCATATGTCCGATTCGAGTGTCGTCCTTCTCCCAGAAAAAGATGAACCGAAAGAACTGTTCTGCTAATTCAACCGACTTACCTCGAATAAACTCATTCATTGTCTAATGGATGAGTCTATTTCAGATAAAGTTATTCGCAGAAGAAAGGGTAGATAAGTATGGAGGCATTTCTTGCATCTATAAGACGTATGTCTGGGGGTCCGTTCGCTGATCCGCCAATTCCGCTAACACATACGCTACTTGTGGGTCCGGGAGTCTATCTAACACCCTCCTTTGTAAAGACGAACGAAATCGAGAATATCATCAATGTCGCCGAAGAAGTATCATGTCCTCGATGGGCACGTCTTTCATTCGGAAAAAGATATAAGCATCTTCCTATGGATGATTCAGAAAAGGAGTCGCTGAATCGCATATATGCACAGTTTGCAGCTGCTCTCGATTCTTCAAAGGGAAGAACGTATGTCCATTGTCATGCGGGGATGAATCGTAGTGTGTCCATGTCGATTGCATATATTCTCAGAAAGTACAATGTTCAAATTGAAGATGTTGTTGGGTTTGCAGCACGACACCGTCCCTGTATTCTAACAAATCCCCACTTCAATAAACAGCTCCTTGAAATCTCCAAGAAAAAGTGAGACTACAATGCAAGGCCATGTCCATTTGGGATTCATTAGACCCAACAGCACCCCCGCCACCTGCATCGACGTTTGATTATACTGCTGGAATTCAATCTCCAGGATCAAAGGGAGTTGGACAGAGCGGATCAATTGATCAAGTTGTAACGAATGCAACGGCTATCGGCGATTATGTGGGAAATTTGACGATTGGCCCGCTACTTGGAAATCAATATTTCTCTGATTCAGGTGGCTCGTGTATTGTCACAGACCCGAATGACCCAAATAATGGAAAGACAGTTCCTCGATCTACATTCGTGAATAACCGAATGGAAGGAAGTGATATTGCTGCAGATTTTCCCAGTCTCGGAGCTGCATTAGGCGGAGATCTGAATACATTTGATGGCATTGTTCCTGGAATGATGGGAGATCTAGTTGCGACGAATCCGATCACGATTTTCCACGCACTAATGCTTCCCGGCGTTCCACAATGCAAAGCGTATTCATGTCCGACAACGGATAGTGCAGGGAACTCATCGGGAAATCAAACCTACTATCTGGTCCCCGGTCTCGAACAAAGTCTTCAGAAGTGTCAAGCGGCTGCAACTGCACCCATTACATCGCCCGGCATCGAATCCTTCTCTCTTCTTCATTCTTCATTTGAACCATTGGTTAAAGACGATCCTTTCTACTCGCAAGCACTCTACGGTCTTGCTCTTGGACTCTTGCTGTTTGGTCTCGCGTTCAAGGAATAGTTTCTAAGATCAATATAATCAAATGTCGTCCAGTTCGAGTTCCAGTTCTTCTTCTATGCAAGTTGATCCAGAATGGGCTGCGGCCAGAGCTTCTGGTCAGTATAGCGACGACGAAATGGCTGCAGTTGCTGCACTCGTTTTCAGAATGCCCAGAACAAAGTGGTTTGACACGAGATTTGCAGAAATACAAGCTGAACTTAAGAAGGACGAATTCAAGACGTGCAGACTTCCTCCTGCTGATCAGGTCGAACAGTTCATTCTCTTTACCGGGATCGCGGATAAGTTCTTAGGGAGAGGTGCACTCCCGCCAGCTGGTGGCCGCAGACGCCGTATGCACGGTGGAGCATGGACGCTCAGCGTTCGCGACACTGCTCAGGCATTATGTAAACTTGGAAGTGGAGTGCTTACAACCATGTACAATAACATCGATACTGCGATTCAGAACATCGAAGGACGAGTGGAAACAGTTGATCCGGTTGTACTTGCAGCCTCAATCAGGGGAGCTGTCGCAAAAGCTGCCGGAGTAGCTGGAGGACTGATGCTACTCAAAGATGTAGCAAAGGGAACAAATGGATTCATCGGTTCATTACTTACGTCAATTATCTCTGCAATTGCAGTCAGAACACCTGGGTTTGTTGAGACATTAATTGATCCAGTTTTAGGTGCAGCCCAGATTGTGGCTGCTAATGCGGGAGCGGCGTCAGTAATCGGTGTTGGACTCATCACGATGAAACTGACAAAAATGATGTGGACACATATAGCACAACTCGCTGAAACCGGAGATGGGGCTGCCAGGGCACTTATGGAGAATCCGGCTAATCGCGATGCAGCAATACGAGTGCTGATGGATCTTGCCCGTGTACCGCCGCAGGCTGGAAAGCCCCGACTTATCATGAGAATCATTGCTAAGGTCGGCCAGATTGCACCTAGGGCCGCTGAGATTATCGATGAATCATCTGGGTCTGATGCAGACACCGAAGACGATGGTATGGCCGGAGGACCCGCTGGAGCGGGTGCGGGAGCTGCAGCAGCGACAGACTCTAAGAAATCCGAGGGAGGCCGTCGGAGAACGCGTGGCACGCGTAATAAACGGACAAAGCGTCGCCGCGGTCACAGACGCGGTCGCGGCACACGCAAACACTAGCTTACACCGATCAACACACTGACTCATAAAAATGGACGTGTTCAGAGTAAAGAAGGTTAGAGAAACCCCTGCTCATAAACAACTAGATATACTTGGGACTTTTGATTCACTACATCAGCAACACGTTGTTGATTTATTGAAAAGAGCAACCCCTGAACACATTGATCAACTTAAAGCAGAACTTGCAGATGTCGAAGAAACAATCAATACGCATCAATCGATTTTGGGGATTCAGCCCTCTGTTGAGCAAGTGATTCAACTCACTCGGCTCGAACAAAAGAAAGATGCATTAAGACTACAGCTATCTGAAACAGAGAGGGTAGAATCGTATTACATTAAGAATGGCGATCTTATGCTTGATTACTATTGTGGACAACCAAAGAAGAAGGTCCAGCCAATGATCAAGATTGAAAGCGGTCATTCAACTACATTCGATAAGTTTATATCGACTGCGGATTCTTTCGAACCTCCTTCAAAAAAGAAGATCTTTGACGAATACATTTCTAGAATGGGTCTGGGATTACCTGACAATTCGGAGGGAGTCAAGCGGATGACTGAACATTGTTCGCAGTGCAATATTGCACGCGAAGAAATTGCATCCGAAGGCATTCTAGTCTGTCCGCGTTGCGGATCAGAAGAATGTGCAATGGTCGTCTCCGATTTTCCAAGCTTTCGCGACCCTCCCAAAGAACGCAATAACTATGCATATAAGAAGATCAATCACCTCAACGAAATTCTCAATCAGTTCCAGGCAAAGGAATCGACTGACATTCCAGAAGATGTGATTCATGAAGTGATTCTTGAACTGAAGAAACGGCGAATTCAGAATGTGGCATCTCTTGATGAAGGCCAAATTCGGGAAATTCTAAAGAAGCTAGGTCGTAACAGTTATTACGAACACGCTGCACATATTTTGAGTCGCTTGAATGGAAATCCTCCTCCAACAATTACGCCTGAAATTGAAGAGAAGGTCCGTGCAATGTTCCAAGAAATCCAAGCACCCTTTTTACTCTATTGTCCGAACGATCGTACCAACTTCCTTTCGTATTCGTACATTCTCTACAAGTTCTTTGAACTACTCGAGTTGGATGAGTACAAGATCTACTTTCCTTTACTCAAGTCACGAGACAGACTGATCTCGCACGATCAAATCTGGAAGAAGATCTGTGACTATCTGAGATGGGAATTTATTCAGAGCGTATAGATAAATGCCCCCTCTTGAAAAGGGAAAGAAGTATCTTGTTACAGCGAAGCCAGGCTACGTTGACAGGCTCAATCTTAATAGAATCATGAATAATCCAGACATTAGACAACCGCCGACTGCGAGGTTTCTTGGCGGGACATACTTTAACTTCGACTCGGATACAGCTGCACTAGGAGTACAAACAAACCTCAATAAGTTCAATTGGGTCTTTACTCCTGTTGACGGGGGTGATCCAGTTGCCGTCGATGATCAGAATGACCCCCAACCCGTTGTCGAGGGTGGTCGTCGTCGTCGTAAGACCCGGGGGCGTAGACGCCGCCACAGTCGCAAAACTCGTCGTAGCCATAAGTAAATGTCGGCTGCTGCAGGTTCGGGAATTAGTGCAGAAGCACTAAAAAATCTGCAGGACAGTAGAGAAAAACTACAGGAAGCCGTCGCGGAGTTAGTCGAGGAAGAAAGTATCTTGATACAGGCAGTTGGGGCAGAGAACGTTGCGGCTGTAGGTCCTCAATCGGAATCTCAGGTTGGAAATAGTCAAGCCGGCAAAAGCGATAACGAAAAAGCATTAGAAGTTGTTAGTAGTAAGATAGACACGATTCGAGAGGAGGTTGCGGCCATTACAAAAGAAATTCATAAGTTATTAGGAATCCCGGAAGGTGGTCGTAGAAGAAGGCGAGCAACTCGCCGGCGTTATGCAGGTAGACGCAAGCGGACCCTTAGACGGTAGGAATGTCATCTACACGGATAGTGTCTACACGACCGACTGCCCGAAACTCAAGAGTACCGTCCGTTGCGAAATTGATTACAAGACCCTCGTCGATTCCCATCAAGCGCATGTACATCCTGCACTGGGAAACGTGCTCGTCGCGGATACGAGGAACTGACTTGAGTTCAACGATAAGGTGATTGCGTACAACGAGATCAGCACGAACTGTTCCAACAACGACATCCATGTAGGGCACTAGAAGAACGCGTTCTGTCTCGAACGGAATGCCCTGTGACTTAAGATGGTACTCGAGAGCGGTGTGGTACACCCTCTCCGAGAACCCCGCTCCAAGTCTCTCAGAAACAAGACGTGCATAGTTTTCAATCTGCTCGCGAGTCAGTGCTGGATCGGCGTACATTGTGTATGCTGTCCTTCATACACAAACAAGCAGAACATCCATTTTGAGAGACTTCGTAGTAGATACTTTAAATGCGTGCCGGTGTCATTATGATCGTTAAGAATGAGGCTGCAGTTATAGAACGCAGTTTTCGTTCTGCATTGAAGTTTCTGGACACATGGTGCATTGTCGATACCGGATCAACGGACACGACGATGGATATTATCCGATCTATTGCAGTGGAGACTGGAAAGTCTGGTTTTCTATATCAGAAACCCTGGGTGAATTTTGGTTACAATCGTACGGAAGCATTTGAACTTGCAAGAGCCCACATGGACTGGGGATGGGTTTTGGATGCAGATGACAGTATCGAAGGTGAGGGCTACCTAGACAGAAGCTTGCTTGAAAAGGATTCCCAAACTGCATATCGCGTTACGGTTTCGCACGGTGGAATGGTTCAACAGCGTCCACAGCTTTTTAATCTGAAATTCCCGTGGGAATATGTCGGAGCAGTTCACGAGTATGCAAACTGCCCTGGCCGCCCGCATCCCACGGAATGTCTGCCAACGACTATTCGAGTTGTTGCACGCACAGAAGGATGCCGTTCACAGGATCCGCAGAAGTATGCAAATGATGCCAAGCTTCTCCAGACTGAATTAGATACAAATCCAGAGACGGATAGGGCTCGCACTCTTTTCTACCTTGCACAGTCGTATAAGGATTCTGGTCAGATTGAGAAGGCGATCCAATATTATACGTTACGTGCTGAATTTCCCGGATGGATTGAGGAGAATTACGTTTCTTTTCTGAATCTCATCCAACTGACAACAGATCTGAAAAAGAAACTTGAATATGCATGGCGTGCACAGGATGCTGTTCCTGAACGTCGCGAAGCAGTATACGAAGTACTGGCGTGGTGCAGAGCGAGGGATTTATTCAAGCAAGAAGTATTTGCACTCGGGTATGCGTTTAAGGACGTAAAGATCAACTCGGCCCATTTGTTTGTTTCACAGGTAGCGTACTCGTGGAAGTATGCGGATGAACTGGGTGTAATTGCATATTATACGAGTCATCCGGCTGTTGCACTTGAATGTACTCAAAAAGCTCTTCAAATGTGCAATGATATGGATCAGATTCCTAGGCTGCAGAAGAATGTTGAATTTGCACAGATGAAGACGTAATATCTTCACATATAGGAGTAAATGAAAACACGCAAGGTTGTTTTTTGCGGACGCGGCGGAAAGCGATCTGTATACAAGAAGTACTTCGAAACTCCTCGTTCACGTAGATTTCTACAAGGACGAGGGTTAAGTGAAGCTCAGATGATTCTTCGTCAAAAACAGAAGGCAAGGGTTAACGCTATACTCGGTGAACAGCTTGCTCGTGCGATTACATCAAAACGCAACACATTACGGCCGCATTGGAGGTTGCCATCTAGAGCAAAGCAGGAACGTCTCTTCAATTTACTTCCCATACGGTCCCACGGTGGTCGGAAGACTCGTCGGACTCGTTAACGTATATCACTCTTAATAGAAGTATCTTGATGTGCAGGAGAATGTTCAAATGTATACCATCCATCACGTTCTTGAATTGAATACCAATATACGTCGTGGGGATGGTCAACAGTATTCCCACCAGGTTGTATGAAGTGCTCGATCGATTCATATATGTTTTTTAGGAGTGTGGGAATGTACTCACGATGAACAATATATCCGCAGGCAACGCACGCACTTTTGACCTTGCATATATTGTTACTACTATGGTGGCGTCTTTCGTCTACAACCGATGCACCTCTGGCAATCATGAGTACATCTGGAGTTACATTCTCCAAAGCTAGTCTAATTTCATTCCACGGATTTTCTTCGAAAACAATATCATCTTCCAAAATGAGGGTCCACTCCCATTCTGGATGACTTTTTGCGAGTTCAAGTGCTTTGCAATGAGACAAGGAACACCCGAGCATTCCAATCGAAGGTGTATGAATAGCACTAATTCGTGTTAGTTTATTCTGAGGAATACCTGCCTTGTTAGCTTGTTTGAGGAGATGCTCCTTTCGATCAGTACGGTACTCTAAGTTAATATAGAGTACATGGTCCACTGGAATCATTTACTTATAACACCATGCTGGTCTCGTATATCGCTTTTAAATGTAAGGTCAACTCCGAGAGGAGATTCTAAGAATCCATACCATCTGTCGGAGTTCTGAAGAGAATACCAATATACATCGTGCGGATCACAACCACCTGGTTGAATCATTTTCCGAGTACATTCGTATATGTTTTCCAGGAGTGTGGGGATGTAGTCGGATCGTACAATATATGCAACCGCTGAACATGCACCATATACTCTACGCAAATTACGGTTATCAATATTGACAGTGCATGCACCTCGAAATGCCATGAGTACATCCGGTTTAACGGAAAGTGCATCTCTAATTTCATCCCATGGATTCTCATTAAAGGTTACGTCATCTTCCACAATGAGTGTCCACTCCCATTCTGGATGACTTTTTGCAAGTTCAAGTGCTTTGCAATGAGATAGAGCACATCCAAGTACTCCTTTTCCCGGAGTATAGATTCCATCGATTCGAGTACTCTTATTGTCTGGAATTCCAGCATTCGCAAACTTTGTATAAATAGCTTCGAGCTTATCTGTTCGATGATCTAGATTGATATAGAGCACGTGATCTACAGGAATCATTCTATATTTCCTGCAGAGTATGCGAAAATCTATTCTACCCTAGATTCAAATGATGAAGTGGTTGAAGCAAAACTACACGCTTGTTATCGCCGTGGGCCTTGCACTTCTTGCTGTCTATGTGACTATGCCGGGTCTTTTCGAGACATTTCGCATGAGTGACAACGCAACATGCCCCGAATGCCAGGATGATTCTGATTGCGTGAAGTGTGGGTTTAAGAATTCATCGTGCGATAAGTCTGCGAAAAAGGGCGGACTTGGAACATGTATTCCGAGAGGGTCCGGTCTCTAAAGACCGCCGATATGTTTGAACGAGGGGACAACCGCATTGCGTAAAAATCTACTTTTAGGCCTTTGTACAGAACTAGCGGGTGCCTGAACAGGTGCCGCTACTTGCTGTATAGCTACCGGACGAGGGGAGGGTTTAGCCGACTGTTCTTCTAAGAATTTCTTCCAATACTTCAGCCGGTCCTCTTTAGCAGTGGTTTCCGATGCAGTCCTTTCTTTGGACACACGTTCTGACTCTGCCTGTTCGTTGGCCACACGATCAGCTTCCTCCTGTGCAGCAAGTGCAACCTTCTGTTCTTCTAAGTAAGTATTCCAATATTGGAGCCGTTCTTCCTTGGCCACACGTTCCGCCTCAACCCGTTCAGGAGTGGGAGCGGCCTGTCCCTTGATTATATGTTCGGCCTCAGCGGCAGCAGCGGCATCCGCTTGTTCCTTAGCTACACGCTCAGCTTCAGCAGCAGCAGTAGCGGCGGCGGCGGCATCCGCTTGTTCCTTAGCTACACGATCGGCTTCCACTTGTGCAGCAGCAGCAGCGGCATCCGCTTGTTCCTTAGCTACACGCTCGGCTTCAGCAGCAGCAGTAGCGGCGGCGGCGGCGGCGGCATCCGCTTGTTCCTTAGCCACACGCTCAGCTTCCGCCTGTGCAGCAGCGGCAGCGGCATCCGCTTGTTCCTTAGCCACACGCTCGGCTTCCACCTGTGCAGCAGCAGCGGTATCCGCTTGTTCCTT